TTATAGTCTCCTCAAGTTCTTGAAAACCTTTCTGGAGTTCCTTTGCTTTATTTTGAGCGTCTGTAATTCTATTTAACCGAAACTCTTCTTCAATTGTTTGAGTACAAGTGGGGCATACCGTATTTTCAGTAAAGAACTTATGCTCTTTAGTAATGGCAGATACTTTCTGCGAAATTTTACCCTTAAGATTGTTTAGTTTTACTAACTTATCATCGGCACCAATGAGTTCTTCCTGATCTTTAGTGTAGGTAAAAATATGCTCTTCAGTTTTGGCACTTTCGGTCATATAAACGCCAACTTCGGCATCTAAATTGGCAATCTTTTCTCTGTTAGCAGTTATGTTGGCATTACCACGATTCTCCAACTCTTCGATGAAGTTTTGTTGCATTTTCATCTTTTCTTTCAAATTCTCTTTACGCAACTCAAGAGATTTGACCTGATCTTTCTGAGTACGAATTCTATCCTTGATAAGATTATTCATTGCAGAGAAGATACGGATATCCAAAAGATCTTCAATCACTTCTCGACGATGTGCTGTTGGAAGTTGCATAAAAGGAACAAAAGTACTACTACCCAGAATCACAATCTGAGTAAAAGACTTGTAGTTTACCTTAAGAATATTCTCTTCTAGAATTCTTTGATTAGCACGGTCATCTGCTTCCTTATGCAGAGATTGACCGTTTACCTCAATATCAAAGACATTTGGTTTAATTCCACGACGGACAAGATATTCACGATTATTTGTAGAAAACTCAATTTCAACTAGGCAATCTTTTTCATTAGTAGTGTTGACTAGTTGAGGTTTATTTATTTTTCTAAATGGTTTGTTGAAAAGAACAAAGGTAAGTGCGTCCAATATTGTGGATTTACCAGCACCATTTGTACCAATAATCAAATTCGTATTATGCTTTTCAAAATCAACTTCAGTCCAATGATTTCCAGTAGAAAGAAAATTGCGCCATTTAATCTTGTGAAATACTAACATTTTTAGGAGGAATTACGATATCGTCAGGAGTGATCACAGCATACTTGTAATTATACAATTTACAAGTCTTTATTGCAAGGTCGTCGTCAACTTCAACAACGTCCATTTCAGTTTCTTCTTGGTCTTCCAACATCAAAGCATAACGAGTGGCATCATCTTCTTCTTCAAAGAGAAATAAAACTTTATGTCCATATTGGTCTTGGACGGCATATGCACCATCGTCTTTTCTATCTTTGAGAGTAAGAAGAAACATTTATTCTACCTCGCAAGCTTGTCGATAAAGATCTTGAAAAATACCTTTGATAACATTTTTATCAAATTCAAATTCTGCTTCGTCAATATAACGATTTAGAATAGACATTGTATTTTCTTCTTCATCAATTTCAAAATCTTCATTTTCTTGAATTTCAAAATTTTCTACAATTTTTAAATCTTGAATTCCTGCTGTGTAAAGTTTATCAATGAATTTTTCAAAATCTTTTGGTTTAGATTTTTTGCGAACAATCACCTTTACAATTTTGTTTTCATACTCAGTTATATCAAACAATTGATGGGGAGTATCCTCATAATAAATGTTATAAAATAATTTATAAGGATTATTAATTGGAGTGTGCTCTAAAGTTTCAGTATCAAAGATATGAAATCCACGAGTATCATTTACATCCGTCCAGTACATTTCATAAGGATTACCAAGATAGAACACAGTTCCATTATCAGAACGAGTGTGGTAATGACCAGAAAATACCTTTGTGAAGTTTGAAAAAATATTCGCTTCCAGTCCATGCTCCTCCATTACAAGATGTCTATTAACACGAAATCCTTTGAGTTCTAAATGACCCATAGCAACTTTTGCTTTAGATTTTTTAATTACCTTTAAGGTTTCGTCATAGTTCTCACTACAAATCCAAGGAATAAAAGTCATATCTATTCCACCAACTTTAGTATTTGTTGGAGAACTATAAGTTTTAATATTTGGATAGTCCTTGAGAAGAAGAGCAGGAGAATTTACATTATTTGTATTTTTATAGTAGCAATCATGATTACCAATAATCATATGAACATTGTACTTTTTGAGAGGTTCAAAAACAACTCTTTTTGCCCATTCAAGACTTTGATAATCAATTGACTTACGACTATCAAAGGCATCACCCATATGAATTACTGCTTCCACTCCATGTTCTTCAAGAGCAGGAAAAAATACATTTTTATAAAAAAGTTCAAAGTAATCATGAATATGCTTTGAACCTTTCTTGCACCCATAGTGAGTATCGGTAAGAATTGCTACCTTCATCGATTTCCGTTTCTGTATTGGATGTTGTCCTTCATCGTATTATAGTCTGAATTACTGCCAGAAAGCAACCCATCATCAACGGTCATAACCTCATCAAACCCCGTGCGTTCGATAATCTTAGTTTTAATATCCAGTTGCTTCTTTTCCTTTTGAATTCTTCTCAGAAATGCGTAGTGAATAATCTGAGTGAAGTATGCAAAAGGATTCTTTGACTTTTCTGGATCAAAGTTATGAATATACTGAACACAATTCTCAATTCCATCAGAAATCATATCCTCACGGAACATATAATTGACAAAGTTTGGTTTATATGATAAATGTGTGGCAATCTTCAAAAAGCATTCTCCAAGATAGTTTGGAATCGGTGGCTTACCATCCCAGTGCTTACCCCTATCTTGTTTAGTGGGGTCTCTATTGAACTTCTCATTGAATGATTTTTCAACCTTTGATCGGTAAACAATCATCGCCTCTAAAAGTTCTTTATTATTTACATAGTGTTCTGTTTTTTTCTTAGGCATAGCATTGGACTTATATAATATAGGTTATCCTTATTATAACACACCTATGGGGGCTTGACAAGTTACGAATTTATGTGTAGACTACCTTTGTCCCGGTTGAAGATCAGGATTTAGCTTTCTTTAAGTCCTTTAAAGATTCTTTCAAGACTCTTACGAGCATCTTCAACCGAAGATACGTAACCCATCTTCGAAGAAGGTTTTACTTGACCTGCAGGATTGTAAAGATCAATACTATCATTATCTTCAATATAATTATTGTAAATATCAAGTAATTTTTTATCTTTAGTTTCAGTTATCGTAATAATTTTATCAAGTTTTACAATAAAGAAATCATCATCAGATAATTCCATCCAAGGTTTTACCTTAAGATAAGTTCCTTGTTGATTATTATAAGTTTTCATTGTTACTGGATTCTGAAGCACTAGTACTGGATCTCCATCATTCTCATCCACAAGGACTAACGATAGAATCTCTTCACCTGATACTAGTTTTATAACTGCGTAAAACTCTTCTCCCATTAGTTTTTAAAAGGTATATTTACAATATCATAATTAAAGTTTTCTTCATTATAGACTTTGATACGTTCAATTAAATGATTGAGAGTATAATTCTTTCTCGACTTATAACTGATATCATCGGCAATATCATATAGAGTTGCCTTTGTCTTATTATTTCCTTTTCTTAAGACTCTTCCGATTGACTGGAGATTACGGATTCTAGACTTCGAAGGTGAAGCAAAAATAACATTATGTAAATTTTTAATGTTAATTCCCGTACTAAAAGTTCCATACGATGCCACAATAATCGCATTGTTTTCTTTTTCAGTAATTTCTCGGACTTTCTCACGATTTTCAGTATCAACTCCACCATGCACAAAAAAGACTTGGCGATCTTCATTGACACTGTTATTTATTAATTCATATAGAGGTTGTCCGTGACCTTCAACTCTGGCGAAGAGAATTAGAGTATTTCCTTTAAGGTCAAGAGCAAGATTCTTAATAAACTTATTTCTTTTTTCGTGATTGATAATATACTGAACTTCTTCTTCAAAGTTTTCAAATTTATGTGCTGGGTGCTTCAGTAGAAGAATATTAATATCAAGTTTTGCAACATGACCTTTTTTCATTAACTCATCAGTCTTAATGATCTTATAAGACGGGCCAAATAATCCTTCCAATACCCACTTATGAGTCTGTGTACCATCTAAAGTTCCTGTAAATCCAAACCGATATTTTGCATCAGAAAGTTTAGACATTATAGATACTAATGACTTCGATTTAAACTGGTGTGCTTCATCTCCTACGACCACATTAAATCTTGAGAAATATTGTCTGGGAAGTTTGTAGATGGACTGCCAAGTGGTGATAATCACCTGAGAATCCGTCTCCCTTTCTTTACCAGCGTAAATCTTGTGGCAATATGATCCCACATCAAATCCGTAATCTTCAAAATCTTTATACATCTGCTCTACAAGCGATGTCGTTGGGACAACTACGAGAATACTTTGTCCTTTCTCAACGTAATATCTCACAATCGAATATATCATCAACGACTTTCCAGAAGCAGTTGGAGATATCAACAACTTTCTATTATGTCTTAATGCGTCGTATACTCCCTCAACTTGGTAATCGCGGGGAGCATACTTGCAGATAGAATTCATGTAATCTTTTACACCTTCCTTTGAGATATTTTCATTCACCTCAAAAGGAAGTCCATAGTATTTGTTATTGACAAACTCATAAGTATAATTATGTTGCTCACAAAATCTTATGAGTTTGTCTAATAGACCTACGTATATTTCTCTTGTGTTTACGTTGAAGAGATATATGAATCCATCCCACCACTTATTTTTGTAAGCAGGAGCAAATTTAGCATTTGGTACTTCAAATTGAAATGCATCTCTTAACTCATAGTAAACGTGTGCTTCTGCCTCAACTTGAAGGTACACTTCATTCTTTTTAGATATAATCAAATGGGACATTCATAAAATATCAGTTATGATTATTTATTTCTATTAATTAAACCCTGCTTGGAAACGGTGCCATTCAATAGCATTTTTGATTTGAAATGTTCTGTTTGAAATTGTTTTAATAACCTCTTCCAAGAACTTAAGCATAATGTCATAGTATCTTATTTTGAGTTCTACCTTACTCAACTTCTCATCCCCATCCATATGCCTCTGTAATGCCTCTTTGTCCCGAACTTTATACGGAAATGGTTCTTCTTCGTAGACCTCTATGGGTGCCTTTCCTGTGTAGTAGTTGTAGCGTTCAAGTTTAACTCTGTTGTAAGTCTCTCTTGCTTTTTCTCTGAGTAGGGTAATTGTATTGTATACTGTATAATACTTTGAGTGAAGTTGTGGAATTTTTAAAGATTCATCGTGCAAATTATCAGGATCGATGACAGAATCTCTCTGCCACATTTCCTGGATTTCATCAAGATTCATAGACCTGTGGTAATGTTGTAGATAGTATACTTGAAAGATACCTCTGCTGTAAAGTATCGAATATCAGTTTGAGTTGAGTCAAATTCCAATGAAGTTAATGAAACTGGAAATAAATCTTTAAATTTAACAATCGCATTTGTGTTATAGTTACTATCTAAAATATAAAGACTTCCATCACTAAATGCTCTTTTAGGATCTAGTGATTGTGTTACATCATCTTGATTAGTAAGTAGATCTCTATAATTTTGTGTGCTTTCTGGAAATCCTAAACCAGTTAACCAATTATGTATTGCCATATAGTTGACAAGATCTTCATCAACTAAAAATTTTAGAGATAGATCTGCATAAGTAAGTATATCACCGGGTACATCAATATTTTTTAAGTAAGTATTTTGTGTCTCAGTTTGTAGTGATATTTCTGGAATTTTGGTACTAGTGCAAAAAAATGAAACTTTTGGTTCTTTTGCAATAGTAAATTTAAATCCTACTGGAGATAAAAAATTTCTATTTGAAATTTGATTTGCAAGAGCATTTGCCATTATTATTTCATGGGAATGTTGACGGGTTCTAATCTAAATGTTGTGTTAGGAACTGGTTTTGAACCTGGACCAATTTGACCCTTTTTTGCCTTATTCAAATTTTCTTGCGATTTTCTATCAAGACGAATAACATTTTTCGAAAGATCTTCTTGGAATTGGTGAAAATATTTCATTTTTATTTTTATTTAGATAAAAAAAAGGGATCCCGAAGGATCCCCATAAGATATGTGAGAAAGACTCACATAAGGTTAGCAACCTTAACTCTTCTGTAGTATACGTTAGAGTTGGTAGCAATGTTGTCTGGAGCGGTTGGGGTAGTAGCACCCTTCGCAAATGGATTCGCGACGATTCCATAACGAGTCTTGAATCCGATTTTTGGTTGGAAGGTTTGCTCACCAACAGCACGTACCATCTGGAGAGGTACATATGGGCAGTAGAAGAGACCAGCATCATAAGGAGATGCACCCTTATAACCGACAACGTAGAACTGGTTAGCAGCAACGTTTGCCGAATATGGGTCGATGTAGACTCTATACTTACCTTGGAGAACACCAGCGAAGGTGTTACCAGTGTCATCAACGTTCAGGTTAGCGTTGAGTGCAGGGGTGTAATCAAGAACACCTGCCATGGTGAGTGCCGAAGCAACGTCAGCAGAGCAGAGGATCATGTTACCCTTCCCTCTACGAGTTTGCTGTGCAATTGCGTTTGCATCGCGCTCGATTTGGAAGATGAGACCCTTGAACTTCTCAACCGACCAACGACCGTTGGAGTCAACGTCGAGGTCAAAAGTACCAGCGGTAGCGGTGTTAACCTGAGCACCAGGAACAGCAACCTTATAAACGGTACGGATGATTTCTCTGTTGATTTCAGCGAGAATCTCAGTGCTGAGGATGTTAGCAAGCTCAGCCTCTGCATTCAGACCATGAATTGCCTTCAGGTCTTGTGCGAGTTCGAGTGAGTACTCAGCTTTCAGTGCGCGTGACTTAGCAGTAACGGTGAGTTTCTCGATTGAGAAAGCCATCTCGTTAAAGTAGTTGGTATCTCCGTCGCCAAGTGCTTCAGAATTGCCAGTAGTCATACCTTCGCCAACGTTGTACTGGTTTGCACCAGTAGCAGCGTTGGTGGATTGATCAGTTGGGCTAAGAATTGAAGGATTGCTTCCACCTTGAGCGGTTGTACCAAGACCAACGGCTCCGTCGATGAAACCTGCAGATAGACTGCGACGGTTATTCTGACCGGAGAATGCCGAATCTACTTCGTTGTAGAAAGTCTCAGCACCACTCTGATTCTGATAACGTGAACGCATCGCGAAGATGAGTCCAGTAGGACCATTCATTGGTTGAACGCCACACAGATCATAAGCGATCAGGTTAGGCATTGAGCGTCTGATCAGGGAGATCAGAACGGGGTCGAAACCAGCAACAGGAGAACCTGTGCCGCCAGCGGCGCTACCACCAAAACCACCAGTACCGGCAGAGTTGGTTGGGGAAGCTTCGTTAAGGAAAGAACGCTCTTCGCGGAGTTCTCTCTCTTGGTTTTCTAGCAGGATTGCGGTTACAGATCTACGATGTGAATCTTTGATTTGATCCATTCCTTGGTAATCAAGGATTGGAGCCCACTTCTCCTGCAGATATTCGGTGTTGTACATCTGCATTTTGGTTTTACCTCTTTAAAAAGTTTTGTTTGATTTATAATTTAAAAATCACTTGTTAGCGACTCTACTGAGAGTCTGAAGATATGCTTCCATAATTGGGGAAACTGAAGAGTGTTCAGATCCTTCGAAGGAAACTTCTTCTGATAAATTCTCAGTTACATCTCTTTGAGTACTAGTATTTGTTGGGAAATAAGACTCCCTCAGAGTTACCAGTTTCTCACGATAGTTTGCTTCACTATCAAACTCAACATTTTCGGCAAGAGAAGCGAGTTTGTCCTTCTGAGAAAGTGCAAGACCCTCAGCGACATCTGCAAAAATTACATCAGCAACTGACTCTGCTAATCTTCTATTAAGAGCAACATTTCTTTGAATTTGCTCGTTGAGTTTTTCTTCCATTTCATCAAGTTTATCTACCATACTCTCGATTACATCATATCTATCTTCAGGGATTGTTACATAATGATCTTCAAAAAGACTCTTCATTCCTTGGAGGAATGATTCGGTCATTTCAGTCTTGAGACCGTGCTCAACTGCAAGTGCATTCTCTTGAATCCACTCGTCAGCAACATATTCAAGATAAGTATCTACACGCTCAGTTAGTTCTTCTTTAATAAACTGAACTTCTTCAATAAGTGCATTTTCATAAGTTTCTTGAAGTTCTTCTTTAATTTCTGAAACTTTAGAACGAATCGCAGCTTCAAAAATAGTACGTGCTTTCTCTTGGAATTCCTCAGAAAGCTCCTCACCAGCAAGGAGAGCATTGACATCTTCTTCGATGTCAAACTCTTCCTTCATTTCATCCTCATCATCTTCTTCTTTTTCGCCCTCGCCTTCACCAGGCTCTTCTTTTCCTTTCTTATGCTTACCTTCTTTATGCTTACCACCCTTTTCTTCCTCTTGAGAAGCTTCGGCAACTACTTCTTCATCTTCGTCGAGTTCTTCTTCATCGACAAGATCTTCATCCTCATCAACTTCTTCCTTTGCCATTGTTGGCATAGGTTCTGCAGCAGCTGCTTTAGCATTAACAACATTTCTTACCTGAGCAAGAGTTGCTCCAGGTGTTTTTAGAGTTGCTGAATCATCGTCTGGACGATAATTTTGTGGAGTAGGACCACCCAAATCCTCCCAAGCACCAGTTTGCCCAGGAATCATGACTCCAGAAGCATTCTGTGCAATGGTGCTCATTGGTTCGGCAGGTGCAGCTCCTTTGGTTACTACGTTTTCCATTTCTTGTAAATTTCTACCAACGGACATTTGATTGATTGTGTTATAATCTATATTTATTTATAAATTAAAGATTTGCTAAGAAATCTTGGAACAGTTGAACTTTATGTTCATCTAATCTTTTTTGATCAACTAAAGTGTTGATTCTTCTTTGTGTATTATTTGCAAGTTGTTCACGAAGGATTCCTCCTTCCCAAACCCACTCCTTACCTTCCATAATACCTTGAACAAAAGCATCAGGAGCAGAAGGATCAGCAACAATATCGGCAGCAGTTGCTAGCATAAAATCTTCACCAACAATTTTATGACCTTCGTTGGTCATTTTTAATGAACCAACACCACGAGAAGAAACACCAAGCATAACTCCTTCACCAATAAGAGATTTTGCAATCTTACCCATTGGAGTTTCAAGAAGTTGTGCCTTGCCAATGAAATTATTACCATCTCTATAAAGTTCACAGATTTTATGTGAAACTCTATCAAGATTTACGGTTGGTCCATCTGGATGACCAAGTTCTCCAAGAGCACGACCTTTCTGAACAAAATTTTCATTATAGCGATTTACCTCTCTTTCCATGATAGAAAGAGGATACATTCTGCCGTTTCTATTAATTTGTTCTGCCTGCAAGAAAATACCTTTAATGTAAGATTTTTTGGCAGACCCTTTACCTTCGGTAATAAATTCTACTTTTGAAATTTCTTCTGTGATGAGTTTCATTTTATTCGGAAACTAATTGGACTACTTCTGTAATATTTAAATTTGTTGTTCCACTATCTGCAAGAGCTGCAACTTTAACGCTTCTTGCAATTGTGGCGTTTGTAGTTGTAATTACACCCACAATTGAAGATGTATTTGTAGACAAAGTAATTGTTGTTTCTGTTGCTTGTGTAACTAGTTGATGAACAGTATTAATTCCAGAAGGTTGAGCACCCTCTATTGTTGCATAATCACCAACTACAAATGGATTACCTGCGTTATCTGGTAAAGTTACAATTGTGGAAGATCCTGTAGTAATACCAGAAACTTTTTGTCTAGCAATTCTTTCTTTTAAAACTTCAGTACCATAAGGTGGCAGATAAAAAGAATTGGTGGTAACTAATGGATCTCCTCCAGTTTCAACATAAACTGCAGTAAATCCTGTAGCAACTCTGATATAACCACTTTTTAGGGCGATTGGATTACTAGTTGCCGCTACAGAAACAGTTGGAGAAATTCTATTTACATTTTGGACTATTTTTATTGCCATTATTCATTATCTCCTGTTTGATCATCACCACTAAACATCATTGATGCAACTTCTGGTCTAATAGAATCAATTTTTTCTGCAGATTTAGTATAAAGTAACTGTTTAATCGCATCAGAAATATCAGACGGAGATCCATCAGTTGCAATCAAGTCGATAAGTTCTTCCATAAAATTTTTTGTTAATATATGGTTATTTATATTTTTCCACCTTTAGGTTCTGGTATTTCTACTGCTGTAGCATCCATAGATGGTTCCATTGGAATTTCGCCACCGGCGCCTTGTTGAATGTCTTGCCCAGCAATCTCCCCACCACCAGGTATTGGATTTCCCATTTCATCTACTGGAGCATTGGGATCTGGTAAAATACCCTTAGCAATTTCATCCTCAATTTGAAGATCAATTTCAATAATTTCGGAATCAGTTTGACGAAGAATTTTTTTACGAACGTATTCGGTTGAATAATATTTGCCAATATAAGGTTCAATGGTAGTTGCAAGAGTTAATCTATTTGTCAAAAGTTCTGCTTCCTTTAATTCTGAAAAATGATTATCATATAAAAAGTCATACTGAATGTGATCACTCATTTGTTCCCAATCTTCTGGGGAAACTATATTTTTTAGTAATAATTGAGTGCGAAGAATATCATTAAATAAATTTGCAAATCTTTTTCTTAAACGACCAACAAATTTTGAGAACATTAATTCATCTCTTAAAATTTCGGATGATCTTCCAAGATTAAAACCATCTCCACCTCCAGCAATTCTTGTTTCTGGAACTCCTAGTGCTCTATAAAGTTTCTTTTGGAAATATTCAATATCGGACAATTCGCCAAGATTTTGACCCCCAGGAAGAGTAGTAATTTCAGTTCCTCTACCACCCTCTCTCCTTGGTAACCAAAAGTCCTCAAGCATACTCATAAACTTACGATCATCACGAACTTCGCCAGTATTGGCATCATAAACAAGTTTGTTACGATAACGACTCATAACTTCTTTGAGATATTGCTCCGCTTTTACTTTAGGGAGATTGCCAACATCAATGTAAAAAATACGACGCTCTGGTGCTCTAGATAATCTATAGATGACAAGAGAATCCTCAATCATTCTTAATTGATTGAGTGCTTTAATTGCTTTATGGAGATATGATAGAATAGTACCTTTATTCCTATCAACTAAACCTGAAGTGCAATATGTAATTGAATCTTTTGCAATTTTAACTGATTTTTTAGATCCACCACTAATTGTTCCAGATGGGAAATTTGGAGTAGGAGTATAGACGAAATATTCTTCAATTTCTGGAAAGTTATATTCTTGATCTTGTCCAAAAGATCTTGATAATAAATTTAAATTTCTTGCATCATTTGCATCATTGCCAGTCTTTTTTTCTTGACGGACATGCTTTATTTTCATTGGGTCAATATATCTCAAATCCTGAATTCCTGCCTCAGGATTTTTTTGATCAATAACTTTTAAATAAAATAAACGTCCATCAATGTACCAATTTCTAAAAATTTCATGAGACTTTTTATCAAAGTCCATGATTTCCTTAATATATTTAAATTCTGCTCTTATAACCTCCTTTAAGCGATCACTTGCGTTTAAGTTTGTCAATTCAATTTCTACGGGAGAATCGTAAAGATCACTGACAATTGCTTCATTTACAACACTTTCAATGGCACCATCACATTCTGGGTGAAGTGCCATTTCACGATAACGACGAATTAAATCGTACTCTGTCCTATAGACACCCTCAATATCTACATATTGTCCATAAAATCCAGATTGAATAAAATGATCAACCCCGTCCTCATTATTTGGAGGAACGGGGGCGACTATAGATTTGGATTTTTGTTCGTTATCCTCAATCGAAAAACCAAAAAGTTTCGCCATTTTATAAATTTAAACTGATTATATGTTATATTTAGTTGATATCCTCTCCACCAGCTGCTGGAGAATTACCTTTCATTGCTTCCCACCAGAGAATTTGGAACTCTACAGGAAATTCCTGAATGTTTGGGGTATTATAATCTAGAGTAATCGCTCCAATAGAAGTTGGGAAAATATCATAAAAATGATATGCCCTAAGAGTTGATCCATCACGATCAAGTTGGTAAACAAATGCATCTGCAGTATATGCAGTTGGATCAGTTTCACCAGTGTTATCAGAAACTCTGTTGATTTTGTTCATCCAGTTTTCAAATGCTGAACGAATAGCAAAATCTGTGTCATTAATGACGGTTACTGTCCAACTTTCGAATGTTCTATCGCCAGCAACTTTTAATGTTCTTCCTCTAAAGGGAACATCAATTGGTGCAACGTTAGATGCTGGTAAATTTGCACCCTTGACTAAAAATCTTGCCTTATCAAGAACATTAGTGTCTGCTTGTGCAATATCTGGGAATGAAAGAACAACCTCAAAGAGATTACTTCTAGCACCACCACCTGTTAACTTACTTTTAAAGTCAGTAATCTTTCTTAGTGGAGGTGGATTTAATTGTTGTCTAGTTGCCATGGTAGTTTAAACCTCTAAATTAAAAGTTTCCGATTACTTCTTCAAAGTCAACACCAGTTTTGGTGGCAATAAAGTTGAGACCAATGAAGTTAATTGATCTTGCAGGTTTGATGTAAATGTCGGCAACAAATTCATTGTTGTCGATTACAGCAGCAGTGTTGTTTGTTTCATCACAAATAACAACATAGTCAAAGATTCCTCTCTTAGCTTGGACATCGCGTAAGAATGGTTCAATGGTGTTTACAAAGTTAGTTCTTGTAATCTCATCATTGAATTCAAAGAGAGCGTCTTTAGCCGCCTGAGAAATTGCATATTCAAGATAGATAAACAGACGACGAACGTTGATTCTATCAAATGCTGACGCCTTACCGTATCCAGTCTTATCACCAAACAGAATGATTCCTGCTCCAGGTGAGAAGATTACTGGATTAATTCTATTTGAATAGAGACGATCTCTTTGTGTCTTAGATGGGTTATATGCAAGTTTGACTGCATTGAGGATAGCACCTCTTGATGTACCTGCAGGAGAATACCAAGCAAAGTTGTTGATATCATTGCGAGCACAAAGACCTGCAATATCTCCATTCAATGGAACATATCTGAATGTATTTGAGAACCTATCATACATGTACTTATAACCACTATCAAATACTGCATAAGTTGATGATGTAACGGGAGCATAAAACTCAATTACATTCTCAGTAATATCAGCGGCAGATTTTACTGTTACTGAGGTTTGGGATGAAGTGTCTGAAAGTGCTGCTCCTCTGTATGGAGAAATAAATGCGACTGCATCTTTTCTCAGTTCGGCAACAGAAATTAGTTTATTTGCGAGTGCTTGTGCATCATTGATATTGTAAGCAGCAGATCCCATCAGGAGGAAATCTACCTTAAAGTTTTCCGTATTTTCAAATAAATCATAACCATTGGAAAGTTCTGCTAAAGTTGCAGTCAGAGATCCTGTGGTTGTAATCCCTGTCTGTCCATGGTAATCTAAACCACCTGCTAGAGTATTTGTTGAAGATCCTGCTGCTGCAAATTTAATTCCATTTGCTTCTTGGTTCCAAGCAACATCAGACTCAAGCACAAATCCAGAACTATATCCAGTGGTTACAATTCCTGTTGGAGAATTAAGTGCAAAAATATATTCTGAGTTATTTGCAAGATACTTTCTCCAGTAAGATGGATTGCCTACTGAGAATTCTGCATCAGATGCCTTAGAAAGCGCGAGGTGCTTCTCAAGAATTGTTCCGGCATTTCCAGTTACTGTGCCTAGAGAATCAACAACTACGACGTGAACTTCATCAAATCTTGAGTTTCTTGCTGCAGCGTATGCAGAAGTGCCAGGTCTTGAGGCAATATTGTTCCAAGAAATGGTTGAAGTACTTGTAAGACCTAATGTTTGTTGATCAAACCAATCAAGTCTTGAAGTGTAAGAGGTCGATCCAGTTGCAACTATTCCTCCATTTGTGTGAATAGCGACACTTCCTGAAGAAGAGAATGCATAAATTCCCGATGGTTGATAGTCAACTTCAGTTTCAGTTCCTGCCGCAGATACGTGGGAGAGTACTTTTACAGATACATTAGATCCTGATATTTCAGTGATAATACCCTTTAAATATCCGTCAAGCACTGAAGTACTTCCTGCTCCAGGATTGACTCTACCTGCAACAGATTGAGTAACACCATATCCAATTGCAATTTCTGCGGAAGTGCTAACACCAACCAGGATTTGATCCGCTTTGGAGTCAATAATACCAACTTTGATTCCGTTTGACCAAGAACCTGGATTTCTTGCAGCAACTACAACACCTGCAAGAGTATTCTCATCATACCCTAAAGCATTATAGTGATCTAAACTATCAATTTTAACGCTAGCTGCTGCGCCAACAGTAGTTGGAACAAAACCATTTCTTAAATCGTTGTCATTTGCTCTTACGACTCTTAATGAACCACCATAAGCTAAGTATGAAGAAGCGGTCAACCAATACTCATAATGTTTGTCTGTTGGATATGGTTCTCCAAAATTGACGAGTAAATCATTTTCATTTTCTACTAGGGTTGGTGAATCAATTGGCCCTTTTGCAAAGGGAGCTACAATTGCACCAACTTTGTCAGATGAAGGAGTAGTTCTTCCAATTGTTAAATCAATTTCTCTTACTACAATTCCAGGAGATGCTAAATTTAGCGGCATCTTTATTCTCCGTACTAACCAGAATTATTCTAAAAGTATTTATAAATTCCCTTATCTATAATCCCACATATAAGACCGATCACCATATTCATCAACATTCCATACTTCTAAAGCATTATTTTCATTTTTTGATCCGGCAAATATCCACCGATCTCCAGTTTCTTCATCAATAGTAACACTAAAATCATCCAACCCATCTGCAATAAATCCAAATGGTGACATATCTTGTTCTATCTGATTTTTCTGCTCCTCATAAATTCTTTTACGAACATCGTTGTTCGTCATTTCTTTAAAATAATCTTGAGCAACTAACCAAGAAAAAATGACCAAACACATTGCCAAATCATCATTACATCCTTCTTCTGCCTCAAATGAATTCTTTCTTTGAATAAAAGTAGTTAGTTCTGAAATAATATCATAATCTTTTACAAGTAACTTATCATCTTCAATTAATGTCCTTAAATTGGAACATCCCAATTTTTTAACTGCAGCAGTCATACGAACTCCAAGTTGGGATTTCTTACCACTAAATCCAGAACCCACAATCTGACCAGCACGACCTCTCATCGCACACATTAAAACATTATCATATTCCAAATCAAAGTGTAAGATACTCGCTACTTGATCACCAATATCATTTACTTCAATCAATAACCAAGAATCATTATACCCCTTTGCCACTTCATGTATAATACTTGGAAATAGCATTGGTTTAATTTCATTATTTTTATATTTTGCTACAATCCTGTATGGGAAATTGGTAATATCAAAAACAATAAATGCAGAGTAATCATTGCCAATACCACGAGCAACGTCTACTGTGATTAGATAATTATTTTCCTCTTTCGGATGCTCATAAACATCTAACCCAGCATTTCTTTTAAGTGGATCATCATAGACAAGAGTTCTTAATTTTGCTGCATTAATTAAAGTATCGACAGATCCTAAGAATTCGCATTCAAACTCGACTTTGAATTGTTGCTCACTAGTGTTTGCAATCGTCTGCTCTTTCCATTTAGCGTCTCTACCAGGCACCTCAGACCAATGGACATCTGTGGGCACATATTCGTTCTTGCCCCTCTCAGAGTCGTGCCACATACGGTAGAAGTGATTCATACCGCGAGGTGTGGAAACAATAATTACCTTTGTGCTTTGACCAGAAGAAATAGTAGGATAAACAGAGGCAAAGAAGTCATCAGCAATGTGATTTGGGATGAATGCGAATTCGTCCAAAAAGATGACATTATAGGATCCGCCTCGGACAGCAGATGAAGAAGTAGAGTTTGATGAAATTTTTGATCCATTTTCCAATTCAAGTGATCCTTTGTTCCAAGAGATAATACCCTGTTGCATCCACTTGGGTAGGTTCTCATAGGCGAGTTGTAATCTCCCAAGCAGATCCCTTGCAGTGGATGCTTTGTTCGCTAAGATGGCAATATTGACATTATCGTTAAAAACAGCGTAGTGGAGCAGGTAGGATACGCAGGTGGTTGATTTACCAGTCTGTCGTGGCATCTTACAAATGTTAAATCTATTCTCGTGGAAGTTTTTTACAAGTTTCTCTTGAAATGGATACATCTCAAAAGGAACAAGACCGTGATCCAGAGAAACGATCTTAATATAGTTCTTTGCAAAATATACGGGATCTTCCTTACACTTCAAGAACTCAATAATTTGTTCTTCTGTGAATTGTATTTGTGTATTTGCTCTTTTAAGTAGAGGATTACCAAGATAGATGTCATTATTTGGCATAAAAATTACCTTTGTTCAATCCAGTTTAATACTGCAAGTGCTTTTTTGTTAGTATTAGGACTTGCACAAACAAGTGTATAAGTATCACTGATTGTTCCAATGCCACTTCTACCTAACTGAAGTGCTGCTTTATCATCAAGATCAACTAACGCACCACTACCATTAATTACAAAACCACTCAAAAGATCACTTCCACCAGATACTGCAGTTTGAGTGATATTATACTGCATAAAAGAGTTTGGATCGGGATGATTTATCCAAGTTCCTCCAGTTAGTGTTGCATTTTGTAGAAGTTGCCAATAAACATTCGTATTATCATCAGTTGCTGCCTGTAATGATCTCAAAAGCATTACACCAGTTAGATTATTAGATTTTAAACGAATGCTTATAATTGGATAATATGTATTTGCGGATGCCATTGTTGTCCCTGTGATGGGATTTGATATGCTCAAAAGAGTTCCAAGTTTTTCTGGTTCTCCTTCCTGAATAAGAGAATTAGAACCTTGATAAAGATAATGAGTTCCTGCAACACCAGTTACATTTTCTATCTCAAGTCTAATCGGCAAGAATGGAGTAGAACACCAAACTCCTGGATTGGTATTTGCATTATCAAAAGTATGAGATGCAATAGTCTCATTCTTCATTAACCAAGCAAATTGAATTATACCTGCACCATACCATTCATAATTGATAGAAATCATTTGTTGTTTTGTTGGATCTGCAGTTACTCCAGTCCAACCATTTCCATCAAACTTTTCACCATTCCAATCATCTCTGTATACTCTGGTTTCTGTGGTAATTCCAGTTACACTACTGCGAATTACATAAGAATATGTTCCCTCATTATCCTCAAAGAAAACACCATTATTGTCATCAAACAATCCAAATCTTCTACGAATTCCTACCTGTGGATTATCAAGACGAATTGCAAACGCAAGAGTTGCACCTCTACCAGGAATGTATCTCATCACATTCTTGGTTTGACGAATTACTTTGCTTCCTGTAGTGGAACCAACTTGCATTATAACATTACTGGCATTTGCATTAAATGTTGCAGTTCCAACTCCAACTACTCTTTCATCCCATACATCAGTTTCTTTACCATACTGAAAGGTGTTAAAGAATACTGTTTGATATGGAGATATTTTGAATCTGTTGTTATTAGTAAACTGAGGTCTCCAATCTGTTTGGTTTCCCCAGTGATCTGCGATATTATAAACTTCAAAAAGTGTCCTTTCTTGATTTAGAAAGTCCTGCGTACTCTTATTCCACTGTGCCATTAATTATTCACCCCACGATAATCTTTCTGGTCTATATCTCTCTGCGTTTTTGATTTTTATAGAATTAGATTCTATTGGGTATATATTATGAACAATCGCTCCAGGATATTCTCCTTGTAGTTGTTCTGCCAATTCATTTTTTGATAACATTTTTCCTTCAACTTCCATACGATATAATCTTCCTTTCCAAACTACATCAGCAAGAAAAGATTCGTTTGCTGTTTCTGGTTGGGAAGAATTCATATAAAGATTGCCGTTAAAATCACCGGCAATATTGATGCTTTCTGAAATAAACTGTTGAAATGATTTCATTTTAGTTACAGTTCCAACGACGAAGTGCTTTATTGATTCTTGAATCTGGATCTCTTGCGGTTTTTTTAGAAGTGAGTTTATCCTTCATCCCAGACATGCGCCGACAGAATGAAGCACGACGCTTTGCTCTTTTACCTTTTGGTTTCTTTTCAGTTACAGCAGTTTGGAGTTTTGAACCAGGATTCTCACGACGATATGCTTTAACCGCAGCAGAACTTAAACCATCAGTATTGTCTTTACGATTGACTTTTTGCCAGTCTTCTGATAATCCAAAATCTGCTCTCCAATTTGAGTATTCTTCTGCTTTCATTTCACCACTATCAACATAATCTGCAGCAGAGTCCAGATAATCTGCTGCTTTTGTAATTTTTGATTGTACCCACGCCTCAATATTACCTTCCCCTTTCATTTTTTCGCGAAGTCTCTTCGCAGCAGAAATAATTGTAGATAGTTCTGATCTTGCCATAGAGTGTTCATGATCATATGACTCTGGGAAATTTCCAGGATGAACTGTAGCAATATTGTATTTTAATTGATTAGTTGTTAATGCTGATGGAGTTGAAAACATATCCCAATATTTTGGTCCATATTTACACTCACTTCTAGTTTCGTCTTTTTGACATTTTGGGCAGTATCTAATCATTTCTTTTTCTTCATTTGCTTTAACACATCGATTATATGTTTTTCCAAAAAGTGTTTGAGTTCCTTTCTTCTTATACCCTTTCCAACATTTTTGTGCCTCATCAATTATAGTTTCTTCAGACTTCGTTCCCCAATTAGCAGCGCCAACTTTACGACACTTGACTAGTGCTCCCGATGCATATGCACTTGGCCAAACATCATATCTTGATTTTACTTTACTATAGCAGGCATCTTTTTTACCACTACCTTTACCAGGTTTATCTTTTACTTCTTGCAAATTAAATTCTTCTTTCATTTTTTTCTTTGGTTTATCGGTAGAAACGTAAGTTGGTTTTGCAGCACCTGATTTACGTTGTTGTCCAGGATCTGCTACTTTTTTTCTTCTTGCTGCTGAACGTCTTTGTGCTGGTGTCATTCTTGCTCTTTTAGAAGATGAAACACACTTTGGAACTCCCTCTCCAGGTTCATCGCTTGCACATGTTCCTCCAGTTACTACATTTACCCAACCAGGTTTTCCTTTTTTACCTTTTGATTTGGATTTTCCAAACCATGCACGAAGACCCTCTTCATTAATTTTAACATCCTTGAACTTTTTATGTTCTTTTTTAGCAGATGCTTCCATTTTTTTCAGGCGAGTATAATAATCTGGAATCTCATCTAAATGTTGAAGAGCAATTTCGATAGCAAGTTTTTGATTCTTGGTATGTTCGTGTTCAATTGGGGCACCCATATCGAGTTGCTTCTGAATAAACGAAACTTCAAGGCGATGCTTTTTAGCAATCTGTTCCACGGTTTTATATGGTTTCAATTGCTCATTCATCTGTTAAATCTTATTACTCTTTATTATTTAGAAAACCTTGCTTGAGTAATTTTGATAATTCTGAAGTTGATCCCACAAATACTGCATTGTTGGTGACATTATTAGTTGTTTTAACATTATCTTCCTCCACATCTTTAAGTTTTTTCTGAAGGTCAATCAATTTATCTGTTGTATCGGCAACACTTTTAATTAATTGACCAGCAACTTCATATGCTCTTGGAGATCCACCTTCTCCAGCAAGTTCCATAATCCCATTAATTGCTTCTTGACCCTTTTCGATTAAGGAGTAAAGATTTGCTCTTGTGTATTCATAATCTTTTTGAATATCATCAGTTTTTATAGGAGATATATTCAAATCTTCTTTCACTTTTTCTATTTCAACAATTTCACTTTTAATATTGAGAGCAGAATCTAACCCGTCATATTGATTTTTCATAATTTATCAAATATCTCTTTGTTGTGTTGGACTATAAGATTTGGAATCTCCAAAAGTTTCCCAAACTTCATTAAATCCAAAGTCATCTTCAGGATCTGCATCAATTGGATCAGGAGTGAGAGTATATCTCATTTCCCTTTTTGCTGTTGCAGTATCTGTAGAGTTATAATAATCAACTTGTACCTTACGAATAAGACCCTCACTACTATCTGCAATTGGACCAAATAGATAGGTTTTTGCGGTAAAGTTGAGAGTATAAATTAAAATTCTTCTAGTAGAAAAATCTCCCTCATAATCATCAGTGAAAGAAACACTATCTAAAACAATAGGAATATCTCTTTTCTCTCCGATTGAGGATATCAAGTCTACAGTTAAATTAAATGATGGTTGAAAGTATGGAAGTATTTGTTCTACTACTTGTAAAGCATCATCTTGCAATTTTGTCATTATATTTAACTGAAACCCAATATTATATGGCACTGGCATGAAAACTTTTTTAAAATTATTGCCATCTACTGCTTTGAAAGTTTGTGTAATGCCAGATTTTCTTGTAGAATCATATTGAATAGATGTCATCTCAAATGACATTCTAGGTAATGTCATTGCAATTGGTTTATTTAATTCTGGTTGTTGGTTTATACGCGCTAAAAACTTTTGAATTGGTCCATACGATAAGGGGACTTTCATCTCACTTATACTATTACCAGATGAGTCTTTATGTCTTATGTAAATTTCATTAAAAACTGTTCCAAAAGAAATAACAGTTTTTCTAATAATTTCGTGATAATAGTAAGTTCCTAACATTAAAATGTACCAAATGGATTTGATTCTGAAAAATCTATGATGCCGTCAGCCGCATTTTCAATTTCAATATTTTCACTATATTTATCATACTGATCCCAAGTATCATATGATTGTATAGAATAAGATGCACCAGACGTAGAACCAACTAATAACTCTCCGGGATAAAACTCTTTTGTTCCAGCGTTATTTACAAAAGATACTTTAAGTATTTTTGTATCAAAATCCCAAGATTTAACCCTTCCTCTAGTAGCAGAAATTGATCCAACCACTTCTTCATTAAACATGTAAGTACCAATTCCAGAAAGAACAGGTGGTGGTGCAATTGTAATAGTAGGTGGATCAGTATATCCTGCCCCAGGATTTACAATTCTAATAGAATTAATTGTTTGTCCTGCACCAACCATTGCCATCGCTACTGCAGATTGTCCGATACCAACAGATCCTGCAATACTTACTATAGGTGAATTTACATATCCACTGCCAGAATTTGTAATAACAAATCTACTAATTCCACTTCTACTGGTTTCAATTGAACAAGTAGCAATTGCATTAGTTCCACCTCCACCAACTATAGAAATTGTTGGTGCTACAGTGTACCCTGCACCAGCATTTGTTAATATAATGGATTCGATGGAATAAACTCCTGCTCTAGAAGTTGTAATGGCAATAGCACTGGCATTTTGACCACCCACCGGTGCTGATGAAATTTGTACAATAGGAGTTGAGATATAATTATATCCATCATTATTTAAAAATATTTGACGCACATATCCAGTATTAATTGTAGCAGTAGCAGTTGCTGCAGATCCTGTCCCAATTAACTGAAGTGTTGTAATATACCCCTCATCTTTAATTTGAGTATCAATTTCTTCAATTGACGTATCAATAACTTCATCCTCATATTCAAATAACTCACATTTTAATTCATACATATAAAGTTTTCCTAATTGGTAAAAATTCACTTCATGTTCAACAAATTTAACTTCAAATAATCTTTCACCCAATGGAAAATAAACCAAATCTCCTTCTCTTGGCCTAGATGATAGTTCAATTTCATTATCAACTGATGATTCTAAAAATGGAGAAATAAAATCTTCGAACCTTTCTTTCGAAATTACTAAACTAAGTTCATCCTTTAAACTTACTCCAAATTTTGAAAGAATGTCCCCCTGACCTGTATATCCATCATAATTGTTAATGTATGCTTCAATTGCATAATTATCATCAAACTTGGAAGATTGAATTTCTCTGATAATAGTCTGTTTCCTCACAAATTTTCGCGGAATATAAATTACATCCACTCCATATATTTTTAAGTGTTCGTTAATTAAATCTTGTACAAGTCTTTGTTCTCCAGGAGAACCTTGTAGAAAAAAAGGATTAAGTGCCATTATTAACCAATAAAATCGTAAGGTGGAAGTTCGTATTCCATGGTCATTCTCTGCTTTATATCTTCCAATTCTTTTTCAGCATCTTCATATAATTCTCTACCATTCAATTCAATTCCACCAGGAAGTTTTACTCCTCTGAATTTGATTAGATTTTGCCCCCACTGTTTTTTCATAAGAGCGGTCAGATATTTTTTCATAAAACTATCATTATAAATTTTAGTAAAACTGGAGGGATCTAATGCCCTATAGCAATCGATTACCAAGAAGTTTCCTACAGTTTGTGATGCCCAATCAATATCCAAATACATCCTATTTTGTCTTTTATTAAATCTAATTTGTTTATCAGTTGTCAAAAGAAAATCAATATCTTCTAAGTAACTTTTTACCATAGCATACTGCAATAATTCAACAGAATTAAAATAATATAAATCATTCAAAAATAACTGATATTTAATACTAAACATTCCTCCCGAAATGGAACTAGTATCAAATCTAAATACTTTTTCAATACCAATTACTGAATCTGGAACTTGGATGAAATTGGAAGTTTCGTAAAAATTAAATGTTGTAGTACCAATACCACTAATATTTGCAGATCCAGTAGTGGTTACTATTCCTACACCATTTGTTCCCTTCCCTCTACCTCTATCAATATCTTCTTGTGTAATTTTATATTTCAAGTACATTCTTTCAACACCATCAAAGTGTCTTTCATTGAAGTATTGTAAAGCATCATCAACCAAATCATCAATTTGGTCATCATCCAAATTAATTTCTAATACTGGAGCACCAAGTTTTCTGAGGCAATAATCTACTAGTTCTTGCCTAGTTGCAGGTTTTGCCATTAATAGATTCCTCCATCTATTGAATTTGACCAAACTGGAACACCAGAATTATCTGTTGCCATTATATAGTTAGTATAATCTATAGAATTGCTGGTAGATCCAGTAGAAACTAACTGATTATTTTGATTAAAATATGCAATTCCATAAGGTTGACCTTGATCATAAAAAATTGCTTGATCTACTACAAGAAAACCAGTTATGTATGCATTGTTAGAAGTAAATTCATCAAATCTTAAATCATCTTGAACATAAAGATCACCACCAATATAAACATCATTTATAAAAGTTGCTACACCGACAAAAGTTGATATTCCACTAACGTTTAATTGTGTAACTGATGCGATTCCACCAATTACATTTTCCGCAGTTACTGCAGTTTCTGCCCTACCTCCAGCAGATCCAGATACACTAGCTACTACTTTTACTGCATTTTGTTGCCCAACTCGGACTTTAATGTCTGCCATTATCGAGTAACTCCCTCAGTTACAAGAACCATTCCCTCAATAACTCTATTCTTTATATTATAATTATCTATAATTACTACATCATATACATATCTCCCTGGTTTTAAATTTGCAGTTTGTTCTGCAGTTAAACTTAATAAAATTTTTCCAGAAGATTGTGGTGCTTCAATTTCAGCAGTAAAAGAGGTAGAAGAAGAACTACCTGCCCACTTTCTCATTTGAGACTGTACAGTGTAATTTGTTAAATTAAAAGAAGAATTTGTGTCAGATCCCTCTAAAGTAAATGATTGAGTAAAATCTGACCCAGAACTCACCACTAAATTATTTACATATACAGCTGCCATTTATTTTTTTAATCTCTACTTTCTATTTATATTTTAATTTTTACATAAAGATGTAACAACTTCTTGTTGTTTTAAATACAATTTACAATAAAGTTTAGCAAAAATTTTTAGTTCTTCTTCATTTAAACTATCAATTACTCTGGAGTGTTTTTCATATTCAAATAGTTTATCTATTGACTCCAATTGAATTTCATTTGGATCCATTTACAATCTCCCTCAATAAAGATTTAATTTCCTCAATATCCCTTTTCATTTCATCTAGTTCCTTTCTTTGAGTATTTCTATTGTTTAAACTATTGACATATTGATTATATGATATATTGTCATGGTTGACAATTGCACCTGTTTCTTCATCCCTATATAAATTTGGATGTCCTTTGACTGGTATCATCATCTGATTGCAATACTCCTTAAATCTTTAAATCTTGGTGGATGTGCTTGATTTGTAGATGACATTACAATCTTTATAATATATCCAGTAAACTCTCCAAGATTATTTGCAGAAAATTCATATTCTAAGAATTCATTTTCTCCACTGGAACGCACAAATACGTCAGGTAATCCACTATTCTTTGCAGGATCTACAACATCAAGATATCCATCATTATTATTGTCTATAGTTAGATTATCATATCCTGGGAATAATTCAAATGATTGTGTAACCTCACTAGAATCTGGTCTAATCAAACTATATAATACTCTAAAATCTGAAGAAGAATGTCTATAAGCAGACAATATTACTTTCAGAGAAGTTGCAGACTGAGAAAGTCTAACTGTATTTGATACATAAACTGCAGAATGTGGATCTTCAGTAAAAGAATTAACTCTATTATCAATAGAATAATTGGATATTGGTGAATTAATTCTGTTACTATGGAAATCTGTAAAGGAATTATCTAAAAAGATTTGAGGAGAAACATACTTATTTGTTGTTTGCAAAGTAATTGCTGTAGTAAATGATTTACTTCTTGGTAATTCGGTTAAGTATTCGATTTCATTTACTTTGGAACAAACTATTCTAGTAGATGATAATTGATTAAGAGAATTTAATTGAATATCTTCATAACCTAAGTCATTAAATGATGTTTCATTTCCAGAAACACTTGTTCCGCTCACGGTTCTGATTTTTGCAGAAACTGAAGTTAAATCTGTTGGAGATATAATTCTGTAAAATGGTACAATGGAATCATATTGAATATTTTCAGTAGCAAATACACTATCTCCCCCATAATTTAACTCAGTTGTGAATGAAAGTTGTGGATATCCTGTAGAATCGGAACCTCTGCTTAGACCATTAGAAGTTCTGTCAATCTCAATATAATAACTATCAAGATCTATTCCAAAGTCACTAATATCATGAGTTGTATTGATTCTACTCAAAGAAACTCCATTAAATTCATATTTGTAAATTGGAGTATTTGTATCATGAGGAACTGCAAGTGTAGAAAAATGTCCTCTTGATAGTGTTTCTAAAGTCCCAGATCCAATACTTTCGTATCTAATAATTTCATTTTCTACGATTACATATCCCGGATTTGTTCCATTAACGTTTTTTCCTTCAAATGTATTAAAGTTTGCAGTGCTTGCAACCGAAATTGAAGTAGAAGATGCAGTTATAGATTGGGATAATGTAGTTGGTGAAACGTTTGGCAATACTCCAGAAATTGCAACTTTGTTGTTAGGTGCATACATTCCATGATTGAAATGATTTACTTTAACAAAATTTCCACCATAAAGAGATCCAGTAGGAGTAGAACTTCTAATAAAAGTAGAACCCATAGTAACTGCATTGTTGGAATTATCATAGTATACTAAATTAGAAGTTCCATCTGTAGTAAATGATTCTCCCTGAACATTACTCAGATATAAAGTATCGATGCCGTTGTTATTTCCTGTAATCGTTATTCTTGCATTTCTTCCACTATTACTTGAAACGGAAGAGGTTACAATACCAACAACGTCTCCAACTGCGTAACCATTTCCGGGATTTACTACACTAATTGCAGATATTGAAGAAGTACCTGCAGAAACACTGGTAATATTTAAAGTAAGTCCAGATCCACTTCCAATAATATTGAATGTAGATACATTGGAGTCTGTTACATAGTTAAATCCTCCAGTAGTAATTCCAACAGAAGAAACAGAACATCCGGTACCCACAATATATCCATAGTTATATGTTTTGACACTTTCACTTATTTTTCTTCCAGTTGTTAAGATACCAATAGTATTTGCATTTGTAGTTGTTGTTATACCTACACTTAATCTTCTAGGAAATGCTGTTAGTGGACTACTCTGCAGATTTTTAACATATCCATTACTTTCATTCAATGTTGGATTATAGAAATATACAGTTGATGGTGTGTTAGTTATGAAGTTTGCACGATATAAAATAAACTTCATATCCTTCGTTTGATCTGCAGTCCATATGGATCCATTTTGCGATTTAAATAGACTTCCTATAGCAAATTGTTGTCCATATTTCCCTGCATCTCCTTGTGGTAAATTTGCAGATCTAAATGTTTTTTGATTTTGTTCTGCAACAAATACTTCATACTCTACACTTTCTGGTGCGAGGAGAACAATTGCATACTCAGAATTAGGTGCAAGATAAATGGGATAATCAAATGTAACTCTTGTTGCTACGGAAGCATCATTTGAAATATTAATTTGATCTGGTCTAAGTGTGACCGAATTTCCAATTACTGTTCTTGTTGGTGTTCCAAGTTCTAAAGTTCTAATTTGAACCGTCAAAGGATTATTTGCAGTATCTTTTCTATAAAAGAATAAATCAACTTCAGTTACATAAGCACCATTTTCATCATCATTTTGTGTTTGACTTCCTCCCACACTAAATGACTGTGCTAAGGGGTCATAATATTCTGTTGTGGTTACAACTTTTGTATTAGTAAGAGTTACAGTTGTAGTAGTTGTCCTTGTAGTAGTTACTGTGTCTGTATTGGTAATGGTCCTTTCATATAGTTCTAAAGTTCCATCAGATACATAATTAGTCTCTGCTGATGATATACTTGCACTTCCAGAAGCTGGAATTTCGTTTGTTGAACTAGATGTAACCTTATATGTTTTATTTCCAGTATTAATTCTTACATCAGGTGCTGGTACAGTGTTTGGATCTCTAATAAAGAAAGAACCGATCATATCACCAAAATTATCAGATATTAACCTTAAATCTTTTACATACGCAATAGATCCACTTGTTTGTCCAACAAGTTTTGCACCTTTAACTAAATATCCAGAGTAAAGACCTTGAGATTCTTCGGAAAGTGAATAAGTGTCTACATTTAAGACTTTTGATGATGTACTATAAGCATTTGGTAGGGATTCTGATTTAATATATGGATTTACATTAAATGTTGTTGTTGGGGAATTGTATGATCCAAATTTATGATTTGGGGTTGCAACCCTAAAGGAAATAATTTTTTTATTTTGACTATCATATCCAACAACAGTTTCACCAACTGTAAATGCCGAAGATGCTCCACTATTTTGTAAAGAAGTACTGTCTGCAATCTCAATAAGTTTTGGGATAAAGTCTACCGAACTATTACCATCTAAAAACTGATAATACCTCGTATATGGTTTTAAGTTAGAAATAGAAAACTCAGTGTTTCTAGATCTCATATATTCTTCTCGACTACTTTGCAATAAATTATTGACAGATGAAGTAGATCTAGTTGTATTTGAAACATCAGAAACACTTTGACTACTAGAGAGAGATTGGGTAGTATTTGAAGTTGTTTCAGTTTGTCCTCGTCTATCAAAATTAGCAACTCTTCTGTTGTTATTAACTGTTACATTTCTATTCTCAGTTTCTACTGCGCTCCTTTCAACTAAAACATAATCTGTAACAGATATTACTTTATCTGGTAATTGTATTGTTCTAACCCAATTATCTCTTTCTGGGAATAATTTTATTGATCCAATATATGTTACTACATGATATGGGTTTACATTTTCTACTTGAGGACTTCCATCAATTTCTGTTACTATTAGTTGTGATAACCATTTTTCGGAATCATATTTAAGAGTAACTGTTGAACCAGTTTTCTTTACATTAGAATCTAATAATTCATAATTTGTGGATAAATCTATGCTTTCATCAGTTGCGCTCTCTGCAGGTGCAAGGTAATTTTTTAAACTATTTCTCGAAATGATTGGTCTCATTTCTTGAGATTCTCTATCAACCTCAATTGAAGAAAAGAGTTTATTTATCCTTTCAGTGTCTTTAAAATCATCCACAAAAAATCCAGTTTTAAATCTATTAAAACCCTGAGAATCTTGTACTTGTAGAGTTTGTGTACTTAGTTCTAAAAGTGATAATGAAGTTACTCGCTCAAGATTTTTGACTCTATTTTCAATTAGACCAATATCTCTCATAGTATATCTTCTATTATCTACAAGAGACAATAGTGCATTTTTTACATTATACAAATATGGAGGTAGGGTAATTGTTGCCAACTCCATTAAGTCGTCTATTTTTGAAGGAGATTTTGGATTTTGAGAAGATAATCCCTCCAAGTAAACAAAGTTTCCATTTTTATTTAAATATATTTTATCAACTCTTCCCAAATAATAATCATATCCAATAATAGTGTTTTCATTTGGAGTTAAATTGAGTTTAATTAATGAACTAAAATTTCTATTTGAAAAATCGAAAGGTGAAGAAGTATTTGTAGTGAATATGGGTACTTTTGGTCTAAAATCTAAAGTATCGGATGCTCTAACATTATTATTTCCAACCAAAGGAACATCAGAATTAAATTGTTCCTTATTGTAACTTGCTACAGTGTACACATCTCCGTTATCATTTGGAGGAACGCTATAATAGTCAAATACTATCAAAAGTTTCTTTGATGGTTCAGTTTCTCCCTTATTTCTAATTAATTTTGAGTAATCATAATATTGCTCTTTTTGCCCTTTATCTAAAATAAATTTATTAGTAATATCATTATAATTTCCAAAAGTTATAAAATCTATTTCTCCAGTAATATTTGATTCTTTAAAAGTTACAATCTCATTACTATTAAATCTATTTGAATTTAGATAAACAATCTCGACACTGTTAGTGGACTTTGATACAACTCTAGCAACACAACCACTTTCTGATCCTATAATATTTTCACCAACAATAGCATTTGTACCAACATTTAAAATAGAACTAAACGATAAACTATCTAAAGTTGGATTTGATGTGTTTAAAGATTCGTATACTGCCAATACCCTAGAAACATCTGGATAATTGAGAGAAATTTCTTCATCTTGAACTCTCAACCCATAATATTGATTATAAACTAGACCATCATTAATAGAAGTACTAATCCCAGTTCCTGATTCGGGATACTTTGAATAGATTACATTTAAAGTATTACTACGATTATATTGTTTTTGCTTACTTTGTACCCCATTTTTAATAAAAGTTGCATTAATTGATGATGTTGTTTTTCCAGAAGTAAGTTTTGATAATGTTACTTGATTATTTGATAAAGAAAACTGATCTGGTGTTAAAGATTGTGTAGTACCATCGGTATAATGAACTGAATAACGCTCTTCGTCAAAAGATGCAAATAATGCTGTTGATAATCCAGAGGGTAGTGAGAAATCGGATACTGAAAGAACTATTGGACTACTTGAAGATTTAGCACTAGTAGATTGTGCGCTAAAAGTTAGAATAGAATCATTTAAATCTATTTGTGATATATTTGAATTAGGTAACTCGGCATATAAATATCCCTTATCTGAGTTTCTAATTTTTGGAACTCCAAGACTAAATGATATATTTGTTACGGATCCCACAGCACCATCACAAATTCCACTAACTGTGGCAATTCCTGAAACAGTTATTGAATTTCCAGTAGAACTTATACTATCAACTCTATTAAAAGTTTCATCTGATATGTTGGGGGATTGATATCTTATTATAGATCCAACCTTAATTGTATTAAAAAATTTCCCTGGAGAAGTTACTACTCCGCCATTGATGTTGATAGTGTCAGAAGCATTAAAACCAATTGGAAGTTGCTTGTCTAATACAGAGTCTCCAATAAAAGCAGTTGTAAATCCGGATGTTGATGTGGGTTGATATACTTGCTTAATGTCCTCACTATTATATGCAGTAATATTGGCAATAGATCTGGGATATAATTCCAGACCATTAATAATAATTTGTTCTCCTATAATAAAAGTTCCCGATGTTTGTGTCAATTTAATTGTTGTTGTTCCATCTCCTGCTCCAGATGCGTATCCACTTGCCCCACTACTTTTACCTTTAACATAAGATGAGGATGGTAGTTGATTCGCTGCTAGACCTTGATTTAAAACTAGAGTTGTATAAGTTTGTATGTCATAAAGATATAAATCCCAATTAGTAGTTGCTCCAGAATAAGCAGCATCGGTTAATCTGAAGTTATAAACTCTAGCATCTCCAATTTTAGTATTTGAAGATGGATTCCCAGAAGCACTTCTTCTTATCGAATGAAGTTCTATAGATTCATTTTGTTTTGGAGATCCAGTTATATTATTAATTCTCAATAAATTTCCCATTTCAAAAGGAATATTTACATTTCTTTCGTTTTGAGTTTCTCTTGGTTTACTTACATCCAAAATAGTGGTTGTAACTTTTTCAATATCGTAACCCTTCACATATGCTTTTCCTGGTGATAATTTCACACACATTAAATCATCGGATGGAGTATTTCCAGACTCAGTTTTTTGATTGTCAAAAAATAGTCCATTATTTCCAAGTCTGCTATTTAAAGAATTGTGTAAAGAAATTTTAAATGGTTCTACAGAATAATTACCCGATTCATCAAAAGTTCTTTGTGCCAGATAATCTTTGATTAAAGAATACTGAGTTTTGACATTAACTTTTTTAATCTCGCCATTTTCAATTCTTAGTATTTCAATAAAGTCAGTATCATTTTCTACACTGTCAATAGTTTTTTTAGTAAGGGATAAACCTATTTTAAATCTATCTGCTCCAGGGGCAGCATAATTTGTAAATCCTTTTGCATTATCATAAAGAGAAGAATCCTCTTTAGCAGTTATAATTTCTTCGGATACTTTAAGTCCTACTCTATATGATGGTGTATTTGTATAATAATCTAGAATAATAGTTTGCTTAGATACCCTTGCAAATGTACCTCTCACAAAATAAATTCCATCGTCGATGGAAGCAGCAGAACCTGTAGAAGTAGCATCTGTAGGTATCAAAGATGCAAAAGGAGTTCCTGATGCAATTGTAGTATTTCCATAAACAATACTTTCATTTGATACTAATGATTCTCCATCTTGGAATGGATTGATATTAAAATCATTGTCAGAATTTATATACTTCACATAGATTGTAACATAATCTAAATTATTGGTTGAATTTGGTATTTCGACCTTTTGAACAAATGCGGTGATTCCCGAAATTTGACCTTCTACCAATTTTCCTACATATTGTTCAATATATGCTGATATGTTAACTCCAAAAGAAGTGGAATTTAATTTTACAGCAAAAAAGTTAGAATCATAAGTAGTGCTTCCCGGAATCACTACAGATCCTTCTTTAAAAATATGACTACCAAATGATTCAATTTGATTTTGTAAAATTGATTGAATATTATTTAATTCTCTTGACTGTACTGGTCTTCCTGGATTGAAAAGAACTTTGTAAAAATTCTTTTCAGAATCAAAGTCATCAAAATATGGACTTACATTTAGATTTGTCTTTTGTGCCATTTCTTAGAATTCCAGGATAATTTTAATGTCTTCTTTTTGTCTAATGTTGCGAGAAACGAGAGGTCTATTATCAATATAAATTATATCTCCCGTCTTTTTATTTATCTCGGGATTTGCAAGTCCATTTGTAAATTCAATTCCTAAGTTTATAATCGCACCATTAACTGTTGTAGTAATTCCACTTAAAGATGAAATTTTAGTTCCATTAAATCCACTATTTTCGCCAACAATAGTTCCTCCAGAATTGCTAAAATTAATATTAGCATTTCCGTTCGTTGAAACTCCAACATAGTCAGTTTGATCGTGAGTTGATCCATAATACAAAGATCTATCTCTAAAGTATTTTAAGACTTTTGTATCAGAATCATATGATGCAACATACCCAACTGCTATTCTGGTGCTAATGCCAACAGTAACGTTTTGAGTTATTTTTTCTCCAATTGTGGGGGGAATAGTATTTACTGAACTAAAATTAATTGCGTAAAGACCTGAGAATTGAGTGTCTGTAAAAGTCTCAATTCCTACAAATTTTGATGGATTTTTTAATATACCAATCTGACAAAACTTGGTATTGATTGGAAAGTCTCTAGAAGAATCATCAAATCTACTATAAATCATCACCTTATCAGCACCCAGTTCTTTATATAAATCATATCCATGACCTTTAGAGGGTGGAATTATTGGAATAAGTTTTGCTGGATTTGGAATATTTCCAGATGGTTGAATAGATCCCAAGTCAACTATCCCATAAGTATATCCTTTACCACCAGAAACTACTGTAGTGTTAATGATTTCTCCATTGGAATTTATCTCCACAGAAACTTCTCCACCAGTTCCATTTCCCAAAATAGGAACAGTATGAGATCCCGTAGAATAATTTTTTCCAGGATTATCAATATAAACAGTTTTTATTTGATTATCATTTACTTCAGAGTTTCCATTTTCTCTTACCGAAACAATTTGAGAATCAGTAGAAGTACTCCAATTATTGGGGAGAGTAATATATTCTGTAGAGTCAAACTTTACAATATCTCCGGGAGAAACGGTAAATAAGTATTTCCAAAAATATCCATCTCCACCAGTTCCTGCTACTGATGGTTCAAAAACAGTGTGTGTTGGTTCATATAAGGACTGATTTCCTGATGTATTAATTCCACTCGATCCATTTTTAGTGCAAATATAAACTTTATAGTCACTATTTAAAACATAATATTCGGAATCATATAATCTTGCTCTTTTTGCTACTGGACTAAGGTTGTTAATACTGTAGTCATGTCTATACATATCATATTTCTTGCCTCTTACCCAATCAACTCTTTTTACAACTCGTCTTATATTTGATGATGTAATTTTTTTTCCAAAAAGAAGAGTATCTTCATACTGAGTTAAATAATCTAAATTATCTATAGGATTTGGAACTACACCATTTGTTACTGGAGATCCCACAGGAGTTGTTCCACCATCCCAATTTTCATTTCTGCCAAATCCAGTATATCTGTTTGGATTAGTTAAACCAACCCAAACATAATATGAATCATTATCTACTGATTCTATAAAATTAGTAGCATTAAGAATTCTAAATTGATCTGTTACAAGTGCAGACATTTATATTGCTGTTTTTTTTATATTTATATGAGATTAGGTTACCACCTTATCTTTTTTTACTAAAGATCCATTATTTCTCAATCCAAATCCTCTTCTCTGTATAACTGGATAAGTTGAAAGGCCTGCATTATATCCTTCACTACTTATACCTATACTGGATGTGTATCCAGTAACAGCAATTGATACTGGTGATGAAGATCTGCTAAATCCAGATAATCTACCCCAACTCATTCTTCCTACAGGATAGTTAAGAGTTCCAGTAGTTGCAATTCCAACAATAGAAGTATTTGATGCAATATTGCATGTTATAATCCCTGTCGTAGAATTAAACGCATGAACTTTATAGATATTATTTAAATATGATGTACTGATTGCAACAATATTGGAATTTGAAGAATCAATGGATGTTACCCCACTACCAACATTAGTATTTGAAATGTAAACAGGATATCCAACTTGAAGATCTGGTGGTGATGGATTTAAAGTAAATTTGAGTGCTAAAGGTACTCCGATCCCTGTAGTTGTAGCAATTCCAACAATAGAAGCACTAGATCCTTTAATATCATTTACACCCGTTAAAATTTCATATTGTGTGGAAAAATCTGTAGTTGCTATTCCAACATTTGTATTAGTAAACACAATTGCATTAAAACCTATTGGAAGAGTACTTGGATATTCATTTTCATAATCAAATAATGAAATATCATCAACAAAGATTTGAGTGATAGAATCATTAAAGTCTCCAATAATGTTTGCAGTAGGATAAATTTGTGATTCAATAGAATCTCTAGACTTGGAAACAATATCTCCATTAATTAATAAGTCAACTTTTTGCTTAGTCCAATAGAGCGGTTTTTCATTAGTAGAATCAATTCCTTGAGAAACATATAGATTAGTTTCAACTTTATCGGATCCAGTAATATCATAAACTATTCTCTTATCTTGAGTAATGGTATTGTTAATGTTACTATTATTGCTGAAGACCTGGACAGTATCTCCTACTTTAATGGTTTCTGCGATATCTTCTTGGATACTATCTATACCCCTGGTTCCTCTATAGAAGAATATTGCAATATTATCTTCAGGTTTTGGGGGAACTGTAAATATGAATGATGTACCACCATTAAACTGATAAGAACTTCCTGGTTCTTGCAAAATTCCATTTACAAAAATGAGGAGAACATTATTTAAATTTACTGACTGAGAATCAGGTAGATTTTCATCAACTTCGAAACTTAATAACTCAGATTTATAGAATAATGGGAATCTAGTTCTTACACTATCCTGATAATTTTTAATAGAGTCAATATAATCTAATTCACCAAACTGCCAAGCAGCAAAAGAGTCTGTAAATGTATCAAGAACAGTTAATTCAAATTCACTAATTGGAGATGCTAATCTTGCATCTGTCACTAGTCCTACTGGTTTAAATACATCACCTCTTCTAAACCCATATCCATTTCTTGTAATTTTGAAGTCTGTTACTTCAAAATAAGTAGATCCTATTCCAGTAGTGGAACTTGCACCAACTTCAACATTTAGGAGTAGTCCAGTTCCAGTATCTGTAGTTGTACCCACACTTAAACGAGAGACACCAATCACTGGTAAATTTTCATAGGAAGGTGATGAAACATTGATTGTTGGATTTGAGTAACCACTTCCTCCTCCAACAATATTGAAGGACAATGTTCCTCCAGCGCCTACAATAGCAGTAATAGTCGCCGCAGACCCACTGTGACCTGATTCTGTGACTGCTACAGATACATTTCCCCTATATCCAGATCCAATAATATCTTGAGTGCCTAACCCTACAGATACTATAGATCCTCCAGAAACAACCGCAGTAACTGAAGCACCTACTAACGGAGCGTAACCTAAACCAGAAGTTGATCCCAATGAAACAATTATACCTCCGCGAGGTAATTGATTCATGTTAATATCATAATCAGAGGTATACGGTCCAGTATCGGATCTAATGCCAGTAAATGTAATCGATGTTATTCCCGTTACTATATTCTCGGTGATAACATAATTATTTGAAGAATTATTTAATGTAGTTGGTGATTGGAAAATACTATTAATAAAAACTATTCCATTTCCACCACTAGTACCCAGTCCAACAGTGTTTATTCCTTGAGAAGTTAAAATAAAAGTTTGACCTATTCCCGTAAAATTCTCAGAAATATCATCATAAATTTGATTTGAAGTATAATCTTGCCTTAAGAACACTCTACCAGAAAATGTTGCTCTTTCTCTTGGGAGAGCATTTTCATCAGGACCAATTAAATCTAATTGGTTTCCTCTCGGCGGTTGAGTAAAATAAATTTTATTTCCAGAAATATTATAAGATCCCCTATAAACCCTAACAATAGAAGTGTCCGTATGTATACCTGCAGTAGATCCTACAAATCCCCTAGTAACCTCTACTAATGGAATATTTCCAGTAAAGGTAATCGGTCCGACACTTGTAGTTCCTAAACCAACGTTTTTAACACCAACATACTCATCATCTATTTTTAATAAGTCGGTAGGATTAATAGAACTAATTCCACTTAAAGCAAAAATAGTAGATGCGACACTAATTTGACCTCCATTATTTGATAGTGTGTGAGTTACATAAGAATATGAGATTGGATACTGTGCAAGATTATTAATTGTAATTAAAGACTTTTCATTCTTTTTAAACATTTCCAATTCGTGAGCATTTCCTAAACCCAATGATGTAAATGTTACACCAATTCCCTGCTCAGCATATTCTTTCTTAGTAGCAATTTTAATTGTATCTTTTGTTTCTCTAATAGCATATACAACTTCTGGTAATAGTGTTGTAACTACTCCAACATAATTTTCTGTGGCACCAATTCCTATTGGGGAAGTTCCAATGCCAATAAATGTTGATTTTGGTCTATAGATTAATTTCTCTCCAGTATTGAAGAAATGATTGGTAATTGTGCATATTCCAGTTGCAAAGTCCAATGAAGTTGATGGATCAAAAGTCTTCATGAATATTTCACTCTCTTCACAATTTGCTTCAAAATCTAACTTATTTCTAAACTGAGAGTTTATTCCAAAATAATTTGCAATTTTTACTGATTGACTAACTGGAGAATAATCTAGATCTGGAGGTATATTTGTAACATCTAAATCAGTATAAAAACACTCATTGAATGAAATTATTTCTATGTCTCCAGAAATAGAAACATCTGGATAGAATCTAAGAGTAAAGTTGGTCGAATCAACACTTGCTCCAAAAGTTCCTATTCCACTATTACTTCCAATTGATAAAAATGGATACTGTAATGTAGATACATTTGTACCATCATAAACGGTCATTACTTGATGTAAAGCAGTGGTTTTTCCTAAACCAACTCTTATAACAGATTTTACTGAAGTGAATAATGTCTTATCTAAAATAATTACACTAGTAGAACCAGAAGAAACATTATTATAATTAGATTCAAAAACAACTGTTCTTTCATTAGTGTTTATTTGTCCAGGAAGTTTAAATCTATAAAAATCTCCACCCAACGCTGTTGTCCCAAATCCAACATTCTTGGATCTTACAATTATATTTTCAGACTCTGTATTTGTATAATTTAATGATAAGATTCCCCCAGATAAGGAAGCACCGAATGATCCTATAGCACGATAACTCTCGCCTTCTTCACCATCAAAATAATATTCGGCAATGTAAGTATCGGATCCATCATGGGTCAAATAAATCTCAACATAATTCATGATAGAACTATCATTATTCAATATATGAATATTTGAATAAACTGATGAATATTTTGTGGAATCTAAATTAATAATGGATGTAGTTATCCCACTAGAAACAATTCTGTTTTGAGATATTAAATCTACACAATTTAAACTTTGGGTAGATCCAATTGCAGACTTACTAGTAAATGTATCTTGCAATATTTTGATATCAAAAGAAGAATCAAAAGGATCTTCTGGTACAAATTTTAGGTAAAATGCGCCTCCTTCATCCACATACCCTTCAATATTTGCTAGGAATGAATCTGGATTGAAAATTGTAGATCCATAACCTGTTGTACCTGTAGAAAATTCTCCTTTATACAATGTAAATATATTTTCATTATTATTGATAGTTACTATTTCACTAAATTGAGTTTCATTATTCAATATATTTTTTACTTGTAATAAAAATTTATTGTATCCATTTGAAGAAACTATTGGAAGAATATTGGAAACATTTTCTCTTTCATCATCACTACTGGAAAATTGTGAACTAATATCATCAATTTTTAAAACTCTATTTGTTTTGCATAAAACATAGTCTGAAAGACGAATGTTATCAAACTTTATAAACTTAGATTTATTGTCAATAGTATCTACATCAACTACAAGATCAAAATTATTAATAGTATCTACTCTATTATCTTCAACAAACATATTAATCAGAGATAATGTAGATTCTGTAGTTCCTATTCCAGATTGGACATTTTGCTCAATTTGAGTGTCTGCAAAGTTTTTAGTACCACTAGTATGGAGTAGATTATTTACAGGAGTTACTATTTCTTCCCATGTTTTACTACTCTTCACTGTATATGATAGATTTTGATAGTAATCATTATCTGGTGTTACCTGTGTGTTTTCACTTAGTTTTCCAGTATCATTTTCCCATCCAAAATTTTGAAGATTGAAGTACCCAATGCTGTATATTCCATTTGCACTCTTAATAACGTCAATCTTTGCCTCACTAAATGATTGTAGACCTCTTATCCTTTCATTTGGAGAAAGTTTATAATTTCCGGAGACTCTTACACTGTTTTCGTCACAATCAGTTACAACTAAATCTCTAGTTATAAAACCAAGTCCATTGTCAGAAGACAAAGTTTCTCCTATTGAAAATGGTAAAAACTTTTGAGTAACTTCAAATTCTGGATAACTGTTATAATTTGTTATAGATGCATATGACTCTTGAATAGTTTTTGCTATACCAGGATTGGTAGTTAGTCCAGAAACACTAAATTCTAATCTGTCTGGGTTTAATCCAAAGTAATTTATTACTGTAAAAAATCTATATCCATAATCTGAAGAATTAAATCCATCACCAGATGAATCCGCCTTTTCAATTCCCTCCACAAATATTCTGTCACCAACTGCAAAGGGAGCAGAAGTGAATCCTGCTATGGGAGTAGTTAAAATGCAAGTGACTATGCCGGATGAAGAAGATTGGACTCTTTGTATTGAAGTTGAATTTGAATTGTTGATTGCTCTAATTGTAACTGGTTTAATTGGGAGACCTTTGGGTTCTACTTCAATTTTTACTTCACCGATTGAAGATCCAGTTAAACTTGCCTTTAAAAATCCAGATTCAATCAATTCACCAGTGTCAGAGTCTATTAATATTAAATCTGGCGCTGAAGTATAATTTTGTCCACCATTTAAGATAGTTATAGAATCAATACTATTTGAAGAAGAAATATAAACGGATTGTGGAATATTTGCAGTTGGTCTTAAAGTTTTATCTGAAGCATATTCAAATCCCTCATTTACGATTCTACTCTGCGTAATCTTACCAATAGTTTCAGATGATGGAATAATGAATGCACCTTCACCATTTGTAGAATTAGATCCTGCAAAACGAGGAAGTGATTTATAATCATATCCACCAGAAATAAGATTTACCTTATTAATTCCTCCGGTTGCTGTAGTGGAACTAGTGGTGTATTCTAATACATTACAATCATTTTTCCGATAAGAAAGTCTTTCTGGAATATTCTTTAAAGAAACTGTAAAAGTAGTAGTTGCTATTCCAATTATATTATACTCTGCTTTATACTTACTATCTACAAATATTATTTCGGAGTAATTGGAAACATCAGAATCTGCAGTACTAATATATCCAGACTTTTCTAGATTATAATAGAGTTTTTCTGGAACAGAATCTGTGTAATTGATAGTTAATGTGGCATTTGTGGATACACCTACAGTGCCAACTCCAGAAATTGAAAGTGATTCGGTAGTTGCAATTGAAACAAATTCCTTATTAAAATCTTGATCATAATAAATTTTGAAATTGTAACCAGACAAGGAAGAATCTGATAAGTCAAATACAAGATTATTATTTTTAATTGATTCAATTTGAGGATTAACTAAACTAATATTTTGTGTTCCAATTCCTGTACTTAATATGTTGAGGAATGTTGGATTGTTTGAAATAGAATCTAAATATGTATCACATAATTTTATATTATTACTATCTACTTTATAAACATAGTAATTTCCAGTAACAATACCTGCAGGTATAGAATCCGCTTCATATAAGATTTTATCTCCGGTTATAAGATTATGAGAATTTATTGTAATTTGATTAGTTATTGTATTAATTCCAGAAGAACTAAAAGATGTTGGATTAATAACTAAACTATTTGTATAAGAATTAAATTTAACTCTAATAGCAGTAGAAGTTCCTATTCCTACAGATAAATCTGGATTCACATTTAATGTTACTTTATCACCAACTGATAAATTGTGAGATGTTGAAACAGAAACTACTGTGTTTATTTTATTAACATCTGCAGTAACTTGAGTAAAGTTTGATTCTATTGAGTATCTGTAATCATCATTTGCAGACGACCAACTGGTATTTCTAAAAAATAATCCATTAGTATTTGTCGTTAGTCCAACATTAGTTACTATACCAATATAATCTTTAGATTTGTTAATTGCATACAATGTTTCAGAATTACCACTTAAAATATTGAAAGAAGCACTCGTAGAAGTATTTGAAACTGCAATAGGATCGCCACCAGTTGGTTTTCTGAAGATTACTTGCTGACCAGTAACAAATGGGTGATTTGGTATAAAAATACTTTGAGTTGGAATAAAAGTATTATATGTTGTTATTCCAATATTATAGGTTACATTTATACCTATTCCAACTGTTGTACCAATTCCTACCGATTTTGTGGGGTTATAATATACTATATTATTTACTTTTGACTCAAAATAATCTGAAGAATTATTTACGGTAAATGAATCTGGGAGGAAGTAAACTGGAGTTGTCTGAGTATGTATTCCACCACTTACATTTCTACTTACTCTAACCACACCAAAATTATTGTAGATATTGAGAACTGAAAAAATTTCATTATCAATTTTAAAACTACTTCCAACTGCAACATTTTGTGGTATTGATGTTAAATAAACATCAGTTACTATTCCTGTAGAAGCATACGCCGGAATTTGCTTATCTAGTATTGTGGAATAGGTTGTTAATCCAATTTGATATGCCCCATTAAGATTGGAAACTTGATCAGATAATCCAGAGATATTGATATTGTCTCTATTTAAAAATTCATGGTATGGTGCAATATAAACTCTAACAGTATTTCCATTCACCCAAGTAATAAGAGAATCATTATATGATTGAATAGTAGTATTAATATCATTTATTTGTTTACCTTTTATTTCTGATACTTTTGCAAATATTCCAATACCTTCAGTATCACTTTCGTCAAATGTTATTTGATCGTTTACTTTGTAATTAGACCCAGAATTTACAACCTCTAAAGCAGAAACACTACCGGAAGACACTGATTCAATCAGTGTCTTTTGTTCTATAATTTCATTTGATTCTACAATAAAATCATTGTCTGCATATTCCTCATTTACCTTGTAGGGGAACGTATTTCTAATTAGTGAAGAATTATTAAAATCGAATGATTGATCTAAAGATAAATTTTCTTCAATATATGGTGATCTGTATTCATTACCAATAAAATACGGAAACTTTCCAACAATATTTCCATTGTCATTAGTCTTAACTGTTGCAAAATATGCATAAATTCCCTCTGGAAAATCTTTAGTTTTTCCAAATCTTCCGTTATATTGATCCAAATCTCCACTATTTGTAAACTCATAATCTTCTACAAAATAACCAAAAGGAAAACTTGAAGTAGATGGTCGATTTTCAATATTTGCTTGAGAATAACCAGGTTCTAATTTTTTAACAAGTCTAGTATCATTGGGATCTGAATACCCATAAGATCCATAAATTGGATTTCCATCATATGCCCATCCAATAATATCGGAGTGAGTTGTAGTTGCTCCATTGTCTTTAATATTATTTTTTATATTTCCAGAATAACCAACAATAGCATATTCTAAATTATTGTCAGTTTCAACTAGTATTTCTGTCGCTGGATCTCTATAATTTCCACTTTGAATTCCATACTTATATGAGTTATTCAGAGTTAAAGACCTTACACTAGATTCAAATACTGCATTTTTGCCTGCAGAAATAGCAAAAACTACTGTATCTGTACTGGTATATCCTGCTCCTGGATTAACAACAACAACATCTACTATTTTATTATCGGAAACTATTGGTCTAAGATTTGCCCCAATACCACTACCAGATACAACTAAATCTGGTGTAGAATAGTAATCTTGCCCACCATATAATACTGATACATCAACTATTCTACCATTTTCAATCAGTGGTTTAAATTGTGATTCTTTTCCATTCTTTACAACAACTTGAGGTCTCTGATGTGTATTTAAGATCAAAGATCCATAATCAGATCCTTTTTCATAGGTATAAACTTGATCAATATTTCCTCTAATTATTGGAGTTGTAACAATAGATCCTCTAACTTGAGTACTTCCCAATCCAACAGATGTATATTCAACCGATAGCACAATATCAGGATAATTAAAAATTTGATATCCAGATCCAGTCGTTGAAAACTTCACATAATTTTTTCTTTCGTAATTGGAAGTATCTGTCCCGTTAATTCCAGCATAACAAAGTCTAAACTTGTTAGAATCTAATTTTAATACTTGATACCTTGCTGAAGTTGATAGTCCAGATATAGCAGTAGTTTCATAACTGTAAGTTACAATCTCTCCATTTGAAAATCCATGATTTTCAAATTCTATCGTATGGTTATAAGTAGATATTCCAATTGGTTTTACTCTTAACTTTCTATTTGTGTACCCATTTCCACTATTGATTACTTTTATTTCGGATAATTTATTCTTTACCTCAGTTTTAAACTTTTGAATTCCAACATTTCCAATTGTGGTAAATCCAACAGTATTAATCCCCGCAGAATAATCCGATAAACTTTGGTAAATTTCAATAGTTCTATCATTAATTATTTTAGAATAATAAGTTGCACCATTTATAAGTGTTTTGGATTGATCTAAGTTTGATCCCCCAAAAGTTCCAATTCCTATTGGACTGAAGTTATTGCTATTATAAACAATAGGTTGACCATTTATTAGATTATGATTTTTTGTGAATGCAATTCTTTCATTAACAAAATCTAGACCACCACCATTAGAAAGAGGTCTAGCATCAAATTCAATTTCTCTAACGTATTTTTCTATAATTGGTTGGAAACTTGCACCAGAACCATTACCTCCAGTAAGTGCTACAGAAACAATAACGTCTACATCAAAGTCTTGAGGATCTACAAATATTTTTTCAACAGATCCTTTAACTACAGGTTGTATAAGAGCATTGCCAGTTGATAAACTTAATGATGGTGGATTTATAACATCATATCCACTTCCACCATTGAGTACATTGACATTATCTAAAGGACCATAGTAAACTTTATCTTGAGTTTTATAATTGTATATTTCAACACCATTTTTTAATAATCCAATAGGACCTGGAACAGTTTCATATATTTTATTATCACCAATTGTCTGATTTAACTTAAATTTTCTAAGAAGTTTTTGTGGAGAAATTGTCTTAGATCTTTGAGAATATAATACAAACCTATGAATTCCCGATACGATTCCATTTGAGAATTGTCCAAAAGTGACATAACCATTGGATCCAATAGTAGAGTTGCTCAGATATAACCTAATTCTTGTATTATTAATGTTCGAATCCGAATTAGTTAATACCTCAACATAGTAAGGTCCTTCTACTAAACCTTCTATGGTATTTGTATTTTGGGTATAATAGTATACTTTGTCTCCAGTTATGAATGAAACAGGATTTTTTATTCCGAAAGAAATTTGACTATAAGATCCATTGTTTTCCTCTTCCAAACTAGTCGCAGTGTATTCAAAAACATTAGTTTGTATTGGATATGCTGGAATAGAATTGGAAGCAATATACAAACTGTCGGAATTTTCATCATAAAGATTTTGTACATCAGAAGTTATTTTATTATTTCCAAACTGAATTGGTACAATCGTAGATGATGCTTTTTTAACTTTTCTTCTAATATCGTAGTTTACATCAGAATTTAAGGAAGAAGTACTTACATTAATTGTTATTTCATTTCCAGAAATTGATATGACATTTACATTTTCAAAACCAGAAATTACAGTCTCACTATTTCGCAGTAAAACTTCAATTGAATCTCCAACTGCCAAACTTGTGTTGTCTATAGAAGATTTTGTTGTAAGAGTACTAGAAACAAAAGAATCTATTTGATATCTAGAACTGGTATTATAAATCCATGTATTTGCAAAAATTTTATCTATTTCCCCACCTTTGGATATAATTTTTCCAAGATTTTGTGGATATATCTCTTCTCCCTCTAAGAAATTGTATGAATTTGAATTTATAACTATATTAGATAAAACTCCAGTAATTATAAACTCTACCTTTTTAGTTGTGTCTCCGTCTTCATATCCATAATAAGTATCATTAGATATAATTTTAGAAGTCTTGCTAATATTAATTGATTGATTAGAATCTATGTAACATCCTAAAAATTGATTAATAGTTTTTTCGGAATAAAATATTTCATTCTCATTATAAAAAATACTTCCAGATTCTGCAAATCCTACTGTAGAATCTACAGTAATTATTGTACCAACATTATTTAAAGTAACATCTTCAACTACTTTAGTATTTGGTGTTATAGAAAAAGTGCCTGTAATATTTGGATAAGTGTCATCATATCCAATAAAAAAGTTTAGTTTGTAATATGTCTTTCCCTTTCTAGTGATTGTTTCTACTTCAGAGACTGATGCAGTAGTATTTTCATCAGTAGATTTTTTAATTGTCTGACCAGATAACTTAGTAGGGTCACCAGAAATTACATCAACTATGGCAACATTTCTTCTTATAAATTTGGCATCAGATGGTTTAATTAAAAATTGCTCCAAGTCTACTACAGTTGGAGTTTCGCCAAACAAAACATTAAATAAAATTCTGAAGGATTCTGCAGTTCCTTTTGATTCGTAAAGAGTTCTTGCCTCTTTTATAAAATTTCCAACATTTAAATTTGAAGTAAAATCTAGACCTTCAAGACCTGGAGTTAAACTAAATTTAATTTTTTTATAAAATTCCTGTAAAAATAATGAACTAAGATTTTCAATAACCGTACCTGCAGAGTGAGATGCAGCCGAAGATTCGGTAAAAACTAATTCTTGATATTCCAAATCTTTGTGATAATTTGTAATACCACTAAAACCACGAACACACCCAGTGAATGTATTTGTTGTAATTCCAGTATATGTAATTATTTCATCATCAATTTTTAACAGTCCATAAGAAGAAGGAAATCCTTTAGTTGATGTGACAGTAACAATTCCAGAAGATGCGGAAATATGAGTTGTTAATCCTGTAGATCCTACAATAACTTCAGGAATAAGACTATCGAGGTTTATATATTGATCTAAATTCTCAGCAATATCTACCGGACCACCTTGATACTCTTGAGAAATATAATACTGCTTTAAAAATTCAGATGCCTTTGGATTTTCATCTAAAACAAATTCTGGTAATTGACTATCAATTATTTGCTGTACTTTTACTCTTGACTCGAAACCATTTTGTACCATATTATGACCTCGTTAAACTCCCGTTCGAATAACTTGAGCGATAAGAATTTTTTGTAAAGACAATACCAGAAATGTCCTCACCAGATGCAATAGTATCCTTTACCATATTTATTTGACTTTTTGAAATGTCAAAAGAGACATAAAGATCTTTCAGTCCCACAACATCATTTGATTCCGGATATGCTTGTATTTCAATGATATCATTTTTAAGAGAAGTTGATGTAATGGTAACTGTGTTAATAATTATTTCTCCAGTTTCATAATTAACTACTCCAGCAGATTGTATAATAACAAATGGTTGTATGGAAACATTAGATTGTGTTTCCATACTTGTATTATTTGTTGGTTTTACAATTGCAATAACACCAGTTTTACCATCAGAATTTGGAACATCGCTGAAATAAACAACATCTGGTTCATTTTGTATTGTAAATCCTGATGACTTTATATTATATCCGTATTGATTTACGTGGAATTGATTTCCAAAACAAATTTCATATTGTGCTTGTTTATTTACTAGTGCTTTTAAATCTCTTCTTATTCTCACTCTGGTAATATTTGATGTAATAGCATTATCCGTACCGTCTATAACTTGTAAGACTTTACTATATTTAAATCTTCCACCAAATTTATTTAAATTAACAGACTGTGAATACTTTGTCAGAGATGTATTTATTTTTGTTTTTAAATCGGAAGAACTTGCAATCTGACTTTCATTATAATAAATGTAAGACTCAATTTCAACATAGAGAATCTTGAGATCTATGATTTTTGCATTTATTCCAGAAACACTATATTGTTTCAATTTTGAAAGTATGTTGTCTTTATCAAAATCAGAAACAAAAGTACCATTCTTTGGTTTAATGCTAATTAAAACAGTTCCAAATTGGGGAGGTGATAACTCTTCTCCACCAATCACAGAAATGGACTCTGCATTTCCATATATTTTGGATTTTATGATCGTTTCATAATCACTTGCAGTTACTGCTCTATACTGAGAGGCATATAACCTTGGAGCAAAATAACGAATGGAGTCTATAGTTTCAATTTCAGAACCATTCTGGGATCTTTGATTTGTTGTAACTGTGATTGTGTTTTGTGGAATTACATTCCTATCATCAGAATCTCTTAAAGATCCTGCAAAAGTGAATGTTTCTACACCATTACCATCTTTTCCACTTGTTATGATGTAGTTGCTGGTAATAATTGCACCATTTTCTAGTTTCTGTCCAAAAAATCCATCCCCAAAAAGAAGTTGATATTTTTCATCTTGAACTTCTTGAATCAAAAAGATTTGAGAATTTGAATCAACTTGAAAAATATTATCAACTAATGAATATTTTATTCCGAGTCCACTATCACTTGATCCTTTTACATAAACTCTAATTGTAGAACTATCAATAAAAGAGTTTTCAAGTATAAATCTTTGATCTAAAGAAGCATTTACAGTAAATCTTTTTGTAAGAAAAGTTCCTTCTTTAATTGAGATACTATCAAATGATGCTATTCCATTTACCACTGGAACTGTGATGTTCTCGGGAATAGAAAAAACATAAGAGGTGCCTTTTACCGATCCAGTGCATACAAGACCTGCCTGCAAGGTCACTGTGGGGGTATAGACTGGTGTACCGTCTTGTAGGAAACTGTTGGGTGATACGGTTACTGTAAACGATACAATTGCCTCGGAGGCATTTCTAGAGTATGGAACATATCCAATATTTCTTGCAAGAGATACTACATTTTCTCTTACGGTTGCAGAGTCCAAGAAGGACTCATTTATAACCATATTAGAGTTAAATGCTGTAATGTATGTGTTATACGCTAAGGTATCGATTAAGACAGAAAAATTGGATCCTTCAAAATCAAAGTCCGTAAATGTAGAGTTAGCACGGAGATAATCTTTGATCGAAGTCTTTATTTGATCGAAATCTAGATTTGTAAATTTAGTAAAAGGCATTTTATCTTGTTGCCTCTAGTATGAATGAAAATTGTTGCGCTGGTATCTCTTGTCCAATAATATCAAATGCGATCGTTACTTCAAATTCATTAAGATCTGGTATGGGGTCAACTTGAACAACTGTATTTGCCACTCTCTGCTCATAATTATTAATCACTTCAATAATTTGATCTTGAATTGTAGAAGCAGTTGCATAATCAACAAAATCAAATAAACTGCTTCTTACATTTGATCCAAGAGTAGGATTAAAAAATCTTTCTGTTGGAATTGTTTCAACTAAATTGCGAACTGAGCGAATAATTGCTCTTTCATTTGTTAAAACAGACAGATCTTTAGTCACCGGATGTGGGTCAAAAGATAAACTAATATCTTTAAAAGATCTGGATATCCTGGTGACTGACATTTTTAAATAAATTCTTTACTTATTTATGATGATTTCCAAGATGTTCCATATGTTGGTTCAGTACCATAGTCCCAATCATCATAATCATCATCATTACGAATTTTTTCATGCAATTCTTGTTGTTTTTTTAAGTCATGACGAGGTGCAAGATCATGCATAACTTCTTGAATTATTCTTCCTTGAGGTTGAGGACGATAATCTGTAGCAAGATGTGTGGTTCCCCACATAGATTTCATGTGTTCCCAATCTCTATCAACTGGTAAATTTGACATTTTAGCTCCTGTTTTAGTGAATAAAACAGAACTTTTATAAAGGAGGTTGCTATCTCCTTATTTGTATTTAACGATTCAGTTCTCTGATGTTATAATTGTCTGAATTTAGGTATTTTAAGAGTTCTAAAGCAATTAATTTTGGATTTCCTTCACCACATGTGTAAACATCGATGGCAAGACATCCATTTTCGGGCCATGTATGGCAGGAAACATGACTTTCTGCAAGTGCAATGACGATTGTACATCCCTGAGGAAGAAAACAATGGGAAAATGTGTTTAAAATCGTCATTTTTGCACGATTTATTCCCCTAATCATGGCATTTTGAAGCGATTCTACATCATTAATCGCTTCAAAATTAACATCATACACCTCTAAGAGCAGGTGTTTACCCATCGACTTATGTTCCAATTCAGGTTTCAGCAAAAAATTTATTTATTTTATATAAAATCCCTTCCGAAAATAATCAGAATCCTCAATAAACATCATATTTTCATATTTTTCACTTCCCCATACTGGTATTGCTATTGAATTATTATATCTAAAGTCTGGATTTTGGCGAAAATGAACTTCTATTAATTTTCCATTGATGAATTCACAATTAATCCATTCATAATCACCCTTTAAATCTTTTAAAATATTGGGAAATTTGACTTCTAAGTCGATTTTTTCCCATTTTTTCCATTTATAATATGGATCATCTTCATCACGAGTCCCAAGAACAACTAATTCCGATTTTCCATTTCTAAAATCAACACTTAAATGCTCTCCTTCAAAGATTTCACACCAAAATTCTGATGGGTGTATATCATCTGTCGTCTTTTCTATCCATTCTTTACGAGCAAAACGTCCCATCCCAAGTAAATTGAATGATGGTCGAACAATATAAAAGTCGGGTTTTGGAACAGTAGTCCCAGCAGGACCACATGTATATTCCAAAACCCGACTTAAAAATAATTTATTATAAACCCAGAGGTCTGATGGATGTATTTGATTCCATTCATCATCACACTCTAGGTAATACATTATCCTTTACCTTGACCCCTATACTTTTTACGCGCCCCATTACGAGAAGACGCAGCGTACTTAGTTCCTCCACCTGATCCCTGACGAGATTTCTTAGGAGGCCCTGGAATATAAGAACTATTTTTCAGTGATCCGCCTTTTGCCATAATTTGTTCTCCATTAAAATTTCAGTTTCAAGATCTTCAGGTCTTGGGGAACCTGTCTGATAAAATTCTACCGACAGATCCTCCATGACATCGAAATATTCTTCCTCTGTAAGATTTGTATAAATTCTACGACCCTTACAGAGGATATTGTAAGATTCGTTAGTCATCTCAAATAATTCTTGTCTTTTCGTGTCCAACGCGAATGCGAGGATCACACCAGATTTCAAATCCTGCTTCTTTTGCATCCAAACAGAATGATACATCTTCTCCACACATGTCTTGTACTTGACCAGACTCAAAGACTTGCATCTTAGGAGCAAACCAAGGATACTTCATTTCGGGATGTTCAAATACACCATTCTTAATCAGAAGCCAACCAAAACCTGCATAGTCAACTGTGAAGGGTTTCCGACGCTTTGAGATGCTTTCAACGTTTTCGTGATTCATAACACCACCATTGCCACGGAAATCATCTTCATCCAACCAATGTGCAACTGAGGTCGTGTGCCCATCTTCGGTTGCATACCAACCAGAAGCAATGTCCTTATCCATCAGAATCAATTGCCAAAAACTATTACTATTGAAAACGATGTCAGAATCAATCCAAAGTTGCCAATCATAATTTAGTTTGCCATCCCAGGGAATCTGATCGGGTCCTCGCAGTACATTCGCACCTAAACATTTGCATCTTGCAAAGTTTACCATGGATGAATAGTCTTGCGAGATCTGGATGCTTGCTCCCGCTTGTACAAGGTCAAAACAAAGTTGTACAAAGTTTTTGAGGTAAGTATATGAAACTCCTCTTCCTGGAAGACAAAAGACAATGGACTTTCCGCGTACCATTTCTTTTGCGAGATTATAATCCCATTCTTCTGTACTATTTCCAACGCGGGGCGCTGCTGCTTTTACTGTAAATCCTTTAGCCATAATTTCAAGTGATTACTTAAGTATCATACTCTATTATCTATAAGAAGTCAATCCGCCTCTGATAGAACGACTTCGCTACCCTCAACGGAAAATTTAATCTTGGTGTCTTCGTACCATTCTAAGTCATTCATAATTTGCTCTGGGATTGTGATGTAATAGTCTCCACTAATTGGATCAACCTCTATGGACGCAAAAATATCTCCGGAATTTTTTTTCATTTGGTGTATATGATGTTTCGATTTTTATATATGAGGGTTTTTGTGTTTTTTTAGTGGGGGGATTTTTTTATTTTTAGAGTCTTATATTATGATCGCTTGGGTAACACTTTGTAGGTTAGGGTAGTGTTGGGTTTTTATATCGCATACCCGGGGCACCGCAACCGCGCCACCCTAACTGTCAAACACGAACGCATAAAGTATTCTAATCGTTCGTGATTAGGGCGGCAGAGTATAAACAACTGCCGCCCACGAACGTATAATTTAGAGTCCGAACTTCTCCCTGCAGATAGGACCGATTCCCAACTCAATTGAGAGAGGATTAGTTAACT